CTTTCATGGGGCCTTCTGTGTGGAGGTCCCTTTCATACTTTTTCTCCTCTTCTTCCGCGGTGAAGACTGCGGGAGATATGAGCATTAGATAAGCATTGACCTATCTAATGTTGATATCTCTTGCAAGTGTGTGCAAGAGGAGATTTTATTTTCACCCTGAGAAGTTCAGTCAGGGTACTTTTAATGAAAGGAGACATTATTATGTCTAACAAAAAACAATTCGCAAACGTAACTTCCTACATTTTCGGCTCCAACGCTAACGGTTGGGCTAACATGAAATCAGCAGTAGTTGCTGGTACTCCTGGTGTACGTGACACCAAACCTGCACGCGTAGAAGTTACAGGAGCATCCTATGTAGGTATGGGTGCTAACGCATTGGCTCAAGAAGTTGAGTTATTTGCTAATAAATCTGTAAACTATGGTCAGTTTACAGGTGAAATTGTAACCAGTGATGCGGTTGCAATTCGTTGTTATTCTATCATGAAAGCTATTAAAGATGGTTTAACACCAGCTAAAGTAGCTGACCATGTTATGAAGGACGCAGACTCCGCGGAAGACCGCGAGCAGTTTAAGCGTTTGGCATTAGCATTGAAAGATGCACAACAACAAGGTGTTCGCTTACGCATTAGTCGCTTGTCTCAAGAACATTCCTATGCTCTTGAAGTTCCAGAAGGCGTAGAACTTCAAGCAGGTGATGTTATTAAATTTGACCGTGGCGTTGCAGAAAACGGTGTCAAATTGGCATTCGGCGTTCAAAGCTCTTATGCTTATGAAATTGCTGAAGTTAATGGTGAACTTAAGGCTTTACGCCCTAAGAATACTCCAAACAGCAAGCATCGTATGGCTTGCATTAATGGTACTCTTAATCTCATTCGTGAGATTAAGGCTGAAGAAGTGTCTGCAGAAGACCTTATCTAACATTGGGGGCATTAGCCCCCTTTATTTTTATTAATAAAGAGGAGGCCCACAATGGCAACTTTTAATATTAGACATTCCAACCAATCTATCCTTGATTATATGAAGGAGAAGATTACGGTTGAATATAACGGGACCACTGAAGATATCGACGGTGGTCTTAAAGTTGAGGTCGATGATAATCACCTCAAAGACATAACCGATGCATTTAGTCGTGCAAAACGTAATACAATGTTTAGTGGTTGGGTGAAATCCGCCACTAAATTTGTAGGTCGCCAAGCTGACACTGTGAAAGATGTCGGTATTGGTGCCGTTGGCATTAGTGCCAAAGGCATCTTTGGTGGCTTAAAGAAAACAGCTGAAGTAGCTATGGGTGCTACTGCAGTTATTGTTAACGAAGGGAAAGAAGCATGGAAGGAAGCTTCCGTGTCTGATGAACTTCGTAACTTGAAGAAGAGCTTCGGCTCTACTGGTAGCGATGAAGAAGGCATTGAAATCATTAAAGATAATGCCGAAGCTACTGTAAATGAAACTGTTAACGAAGGAGCTTAACAGTTGCGGACGATTGCTATTATCGTCATTAAATATTAATAGCATATAGCTCTAGTTGTCGAGAGCGAGTGGGACGACAACCTTATTCCGACCCTTAAAAGATGTTCTTGGTCGGGCTAATAAGATATGAACATCTAAGGTTTATAAGCGGTCGATGTCTGACGCTTATAATCTCAAATGCAGACATCGGAATAGGGTTTAGTCTAGAGGGGCAGGGTTTGCTCTTCCAGGCTAAACCTTTATTTTTTCTTATTTTAGAAATATACATTTAGGTGATACTGTCGTTACAGCATTAGCTAAATGTATATTTTTTTATAATTCGCGAAAAGCATACTACCTGGGTACATATGGCGTAATTTGGGTGTTAGCTTTAGCGAAAGTCCATTTTTTTTGGACACATTTGGCAGTGGGCTAATTTTTTTTAGTGACTGCTTTTTTTTATCGGGACGATTACGTTTCCAATCGCCAAGAATTGTTAAGGAGCGAGCGTCAGCAAGCGACGATGTTTAATTTTATATAGTAAGCCCGAGCGAGCGAAGCGAGCGGAGGGCGTATGTTTAAATTCTCTGCTATCTCTCTTCTAAGAGAGTAGTTTTGTATTTATTATAGTATTAGGCGAGCGAAGCGAGCTGTATATGTTCTTTGTTTACTTTCTTCTTAAGAAAGTAATTATGTTTATTATTTATTATTAGTATATTCTCTGCTATCTCTCTTCTAAAGAGAGTAGTTATGTTATTAGTATTTTATATGTATAGATTCTCTGTTATCTCTCTTCTCAAGAGAGTAATTAGTTATTTATATATATGTTGTTGCGAAGCGAGCGTAAGCGAGCGGAGCATTTGTTATATGAACGTAGTGAATTAGTATATAGTGTATTCCCGATGAACGAGGAGCGTTAGCGACGAGTGAATTGTAGTGTCCTAGCGTAAGCGACGATCATAAGAGTATATGTTGTATATTATATATAGGGCGAGCGAAGGGAGCGTTAGCGACCGGAGCGAGCGGAGTATGTATATAATATTTGACGCAGGGAGCTTCTGCGACCGGAGTATATATATAGTCTTATAGGAGCTAGATAGGCAATAAGGATTGCTGAGTATTTAGTATATCGTGTTATAGTATATCGTATTATACTATAGTAGTATATAGTAAATACGGTGTAGATCCTTATTTACAGTAAGAAGGAAAATTTCGGCTTGGAAAATTTGGAGACCGAAGGGATGAGAATTTTAGGAATTTTCCGCCCGGGGATATCTATATCATATATATAAGAGAAGGAACGTAGTGAGTGACTTGGAATATATTATGTTAATAATATAGTATATTTTCTGCCGTCGGTATTTTATTAAAAGAGAGATATGTTTTTAGTTAATGTTTTTCTGTATATAAGTATATATAGCTTATTAAAAACTTTTAGGGTGGGATATTATAAATGTTATTAGTATTTAATAGTAATAATGTTTATAATGATTTAAATCTATATTAGATATAATTTTAATGAGAGCTATTAATGATAAGAATAGTGAGCGCCGCAAATCTATTCAGCTATTAAAATTCTTAGTCAACATGATAGTATAGTATGGTAGAGATCGTGTCGATAGGTTACGAACGTTAGTGAGTTATATGTAGAATTCGTTTAGAAGATTAATGTTATCGATGAGCCTGTGAAGAGAAACATCGTTCTTTAGAATTCGTAACAATATATCTAATGCGTTTGTGTAGTGTTGGTATATATCAAGAAAATATATACTGATGTGTGCGAGCGAAGCTTGCGAAGTGTGGCACGCAATCAATTTTTATATATCGTAACGAAGCCGTTTACGGTTCGTATTAGTATTATATATAGTCTTATGTATATAAGCGTAATTATATAACTATTAATAAGAATTATACCAAGGTGTGAGGAGTTAGTAAGCTCCTAATAAGTAGGTGGTTTTTTGTTTGGGATCCGCCGTTATCTTAGTATTTCATTTACTAGCTAAGGTATTTAAAAGTTCCTTGCGTTTATTTTAGTCGAGTTATTTTATATATAATATTATATATAATAATAACGAAGAGCCATTACTGTTAAGAATGGATATTAGACGAAATTGGTTTGGCCCCAATAATAGTTATTAGATTCTCTTAGAGAATATATAACGTCAATGGTTCGTCGTGTACGATCCTTTTCGAGTTCCGCAGAAAATTACGTAAGTAAGAGTTTGTAGCATTTTTAAAATGGGACAACATTTTGTTAGTATTCTCGCTATATATAATATATAGCGAAACCAAAAAAAAGACCCCGAGTTTTATCTCGAGGTCATTATATATTGTTTCATCAAAAGCGGTGAAACTTCGTTTCACCGGTATATTACGTGTCTTTGACACGGAGTTATTAATAATTTAAAAAAATATTTCAGAAAATAAAAAAGACCCCGAAGGGCCATTTTTATATAAATATTTTTTTAATGTTCAATTCGCATATTCATCAAAAGCGGTGAACTGCGTTCACCGGTATATTACTCTGTTTAAGTATGTAGTTGTTTAAAAAAATAAAAAAATATTTTTTATTTAATTATTATAGTATATTATATATACTGAAAGCAATAAAAAAACAGCCTCAGATTTTTATGATCTGGGCTGTAACGTAGCGGAGCGGTGTAACGTAGTTACACCGGTATATTACGCATCTTCGATGCTAAGTTATTTAATTTTGTAAAAATAATTAAATATACATTATTAATGCATAATTGAAAGTACGGGTATTTTTAAGTAAAAAAATATCAAAAAATTAAAGTCAGATAATATCTGGCTTTTTTTAATTTTAGTGTCTGGTTTAATATATATAGGAAACAATAAAACATAATATACAGAATGTGTATATTTATGAATACGAGCTTTTTTCAAAAGCGTTCTTCGACCATAGCTTACTCCGAAAAGTTTAAATGAAACGTCGTAAGCGTACTAGTGACGCGGGTTTTTAATGACTTTATTTATATTAAATTATTTAGGGTTAGGAACGAGGTATATAAAAATTGCTCCCTTAACAGTTCTTATTAATTTATTACTATATATACTATATATATAATATAATAACATTTATTTTTTTATATAGTCCGCCGTCTCCTCACGAGCGCCAACAGCATTTATTTTAATGGCAATGTTGGTTCAGACTATATATATTTTACCTATATATACTAATTACCTATATAGATAGCTCCCTTGGGGGGTGGGGGGAGTCCGCAACACTTATAATCTCCGCTTATTCTCCAAAAAACAGTATATTTTCATAATTTTAAAGCTTCAGATCATAAGGTAGAAACACTCTGTATATGCTATTATTTTGCCAAATATGATAATTTTTTGTTTATGGCTGTTAATATATAGCAACACTTATAAAAACGTCTTAAATAGTTGAAAATAGCCTATTTTCATATTTAATGTATTTGGTCCGATGTATTTAACTTCTAATATATATTGTCATATATATAGTATTTACAATCGTTATTTCTATAATCATTATTAGCTTATATAGTCTATTCTCATATTAAATATATTTAGTATAATGTATTTAATCATATATATATAATATTATATATAATATGTTTTTAGTCTAATGTATATGATCTATTAGTATATTATTAATAGTTTTATTAGTATTTATATATTATATAGTAATGTATTATATTATATGTATTAAGATATATAATGAAGAAGAGAACTATTAAATGGAGAATAGGCGGCGATTTTATATATGTTATTTTTATATTAAGTCATTCACAGATCAGCATATAATATTTTATATGTATATATTATTTATCAGTATATGATTAATAGCCGTCTTTAATATTTTATATATACTTATGATTAACGTCATTAAGTATGTGCTCCGCACCGAAATCTCCTGTAGTCCTTTTTTAATATTTAGGAATTAATAATGTAATTAATGTTAAGGAATAGTATGAAAAGTTTATTTTTAGAGAAAATTATGGATACAGCTTGGCTTATCAAACAATCGACTTCTGGGTATAAATTATATAGAAATATTAATGTGCTAGCCATGACTCTTCATGATATTATCGTATATGAAGACGACAATATGAAGATCGATGCTTTTATATATTATGATTATTTATTGTATTTAAGTGAATGAGCAAATGAGCGTAGCGAATGAACGAATCATTAATTAAACATATAATTAAAGAAACTGTATTTAATTATAGTCGAACAAATTACGGGCAGTATCGTTTAGATATTAACGTTAAAAAAAATTATATATTAGGTGATTATATTATATATAGAAATAGAAGAATTAAATTTAGTGCCCGAGTATATTATCATTATTATATATATTTAGGAATAGATGAGTACAGCGAATGAATCAATATTTAGTCGATCAAATATATGATCATCATGAATGGATACAATATATTAATCCAAGAAAATTATATTATGATTATGACATAGTCGAAAAATATGGCCTCGACGATATAATCGTATGGCATAGCGAAAGCAGTTATAGATATAGCGCCGAGATATATTTGAGTTATTATATATATTTAATAGTAGCGGAATAGATGAGCGTAGCGAATGAGGAAAGATTATTATAGTTATTTAATTAATAGAATTATCGACGAAGTATGGGCAATAAAAATGAAATACCCAAAGTATAAACCTCAAGAAAATCTTAAGTTTAGTATTGTTGCTCTTATGAGTTTTACTATACGTGAAAGTAATGGCGAAAAGATTAACGGTATGATATATTATAGTTATTTATTATATTTAGGGTGTATGAGCGTAGCGAATGAATAATGATATACCATTTATTATTACTGTTAAGGCATCTAATATATATGATGATAATGATAGATATAATCTTATTAATAATATTAAAAATAAAGAACTAATAAATTATATAATAAAATATATAGTATATATTAATGAAGGTGGAGGCACATATAGTGCTAAACTATATTATGATTACTATATATATTTAAGTATGACCAGTAAAGATATATGAATTGGAAAATGAAATATTGTCTAATAAATTTTGAATGTGATTTATCGTCGAATGCATTTAGATTTAATACACAAAAATATTTAGTCATTAATAATTCAGAAATTATATATAATATAAATATTGATGACGATACAAGGAATAGTGGATTTTATTATTATTACTATATATATTTAATAATAAGTAATAATTGCTGATAAGGAGAATATATATGAATACTATCGAAGAAAAAATGCTTAACAAAATTTTGAATAAATATTATGGTGGTGCACGCTTAGAAGATTTACATTCTTATCAGCAAGAAAAAGTATTAGATTTAATACAATCTTTGATTAATAGTAGTAAGACTAACATTAAAGATGACGAAGTCTTAGGTTTTTGCCCTTGGGCATTGGAAATAAAACATATATAATATATACAATAAATATTATAAAAAATAAAAATTTAGATAAAATTATATATAAGAATATAGGGCAAGATATAAGTTATTCATTATATTCAAAATATGTTGGTACCGATGTGTATCGTAAGTTAGAAAAGAAATATTTAAAAAATATGCCTGTCGACGATTATTATTGGTACTATATGTATTTAAGTTATTTAGAATGTTTAAATGAAATTTAGCAAGGTGATTATGAAAAGTTTGAACTTCTACGACGATATGAAATTAATATATAAAGATTCTATGTATAAAATTTTTGTCGATGATCATTGCACAAAATATGAAATATACGATAGCGGAAATGCCATAACTGGATATATTTGTCTATTTATATTAAATAAAGAAACAAATCATATTAAGATTATTAACGATATTTTTATCGAGATCGATCGTAATAATGATTTTATATATATTGATCGAGATAATATTAGAAATGAATTATATCTCATTCAATTATTAGAATCTGAAGAAATTAAAAAATCGATATATAGTTATATTGATAATATAGCAGGATATTAATATTGAATTATGTAAAATTGAATTAAAGGAATAAAAAAAATGGATATTAAATTTAAAACAAAAGAAATTGCTCGTAAGTTTATAGAAACTGTTAAACATAATTATGATAATGCTATTAGTTGTGAAGAATTTGGAATGTGGTTTCCGGTCGAGAACTGTCATATAGAAGAAAATTTCTTCAGACAAAAATATGTCGATCAAATCGGAGTAGAAGAAAGTATTACTATTTGTGTTTATTTATGCGATAATATTATAACTATCGAATCTGTCGAAGAACATAAAGAATTTTATGTTTATTATTTCTACAATGAATTTAGAAATGAAATGTTATCTTCAAATCTCGTTAAATTATATTAATCAGGAAGTAGGATATTAATATGAATCAAACTACAACTTATTTAGAATTTAAAACAGATTTGTTTGCTAATACATTTTTTGACGTGATTAAAAAATATCATGACTATGAAGTTTGTTGCGAAGGTAAATTATGGGTGCCGTTTAGCTATTTTATACATGAAAACAATATTACGTTAAAGTATAATAATCAACATAACGAAGAATTAACATTAGTCTTAGAAAAGAAAAATGAAAGAATAAATGCTACATCTACCGTTAAAAATAAATATGTCGAAGACGGTACCGATGCCTTTTATTTTATCGACGCTTTCCAAGAAGTAATGTTCGACGCTTATTTTTTAAAGGAATAGAAAAATGTATATAAAATTTAAAACAAAAGAATTCGCCACTGAATTCGTTAATACCGTAAAAAAGAATAAAGAAAAATCTTTCGATCTTAAAGAATTCGGTATATGGGAATCTTGTTTTGGCGATATAGAAGAAAATGGAATTAGCATCTCTTATTTAAATGAAAATCAAAACAAATATGTAACTGTAAATATATTCATTGATGAAGATATTGAAAATCAAGTAGTCATTAATACGTACGAAGAATATGACTTGATGTATGCTCCGTTATTCTATAACGAATATAAACAATTATTATATCGCAATTATTTTATAGGAGAATAAAAATGAATGAACAATTGTTATTAAGATATCAAAATAATTTTGCCCGCTTGATTCAAGATGAATATTGTCTTGGCGACAAAATGTATAACTTTGAAGATCATGAAGATTTAGACGATTTTGAATTTAAAGATTTTAATTATCATTATATCGATGGTCGTAATTGTAGAATCTTAGACTATGAATGGTATCTTGACCGTAAATGGTCTCATATTTGTAATATTAAAATTGAATTAGAAGACGGAGAAATCCTAGAAAACGTAAGTCCTGACAAGTTATATATCTCTTATGATTCTTATGAAGATTGTCGCAGTTATTTTATTCAAGACGGGTATTATTAAACGAAGAAAATTAAAATGAAATTCGAATATTCTAAAGAAAAATATATGTATAAAGATATTAAAGACGAATTACCATTCGACGACGATAGTTATACATGGCGAAGCGATGAATACGGAATATACGGTCTTGAATTTTATCCGGTTGAAGTACCTGGTTCTGACGGTAAATTAGCTCAATGTTTCGGTAAACATATAGCTCTAGAAACATATGCTTCATACGACTCTATGTATTTAACAGAAAAATCAGCGATCGATTTTGAAGTCGACAAGATTATTTTTAAGAATGTAACGAATCAAGAAGAACTTGATTTTATGTATGAATTATTAATGTTAAAACAAAAATAAAAAATAATGGAGGTGAAGATCATGCTGTTAGAATTTAAAAGTAAAGAAGCTGCACTTAAAGCTTTTAGTCTCAGCGATATTAACATCGATATGTTTAGGAATCATGTATTATTCGATGGCTGTGAGATTCACCGCCATCCTGGTAGCGATCCATTTATTATCGTATTCTATTCTTCAGGATTAGAAGGTTATTATGTACATCGTTGTGTTACGTTAAAACATTACGATAAGTATGTACGACTAATTCCTCAAGAAGAAAAATTCGAATGGATTGCACAAGAATTAAGTCAACTATTTAAAGAAGATTTTAAAGTCGTTGGTATATAATATGAATACTAATACTATTAATAAAATAGAAAAAATATACGAAATTAATAAGAAACAGTATTCGTCGATAAATTTAAGCAATATTATGTCTATGATGCTTATTAAAAGAGTTATTATAGATCCTGGCGACGGAAGTACTATCGATGCACTTATATACTATCATTATTATATTTTATTAGGAGTATTAAATAAGGAGAATTAATATGGAACCTATTGTTAACCCTTGGTTAATTTATTTTGTTTCGATTATAGAAAATTTGCGTGACTTTTTTAATGCCATTACTTTTATCGTAATTGCTATAGATATTATTATTGTCATGGGTGCATTTATCGAATCAGATGATGCTATTGCTGTATTTTATAATCATGAAGAAAAGAAAATAAAACCGTTTATTAAATTATTAATAGCATTAACTATTATTTGTCCATTATTAATAGTCTTTATTCCGTCAAAAGAAACTATTATTACTATGTATATTGCTAATATGATTACACCAGATAATTTAAATTTAGCAAATGAAATATTCAAAAGTAATCTTAAAGATTATATGGATATTATTTCTAATGCATTAAAATAATAATATGAATATTAAACTCGAAAGCATTTTAAATACTATACAATGTAATATGATCGAAGAATATTATTCTAATAGTATTATCGATAAGTATAGTGCTAAATATAATATAGTGTTTAATAGAGGCGACGAAGATGATTTTCTATTCGTCGATAAAGATTATTATTACTATTATATATATCTATGTGTATTTAGGATATAAATATGAATCAAGAATTGTATCACGAAATAGAAAAGTACATCCATGATATAGAATGGTATAGTGATTTCGATATATATTTAATACATTTAAATCTTAATATTGATATATATCGTTATGGAACTAATGTACTTTTATATAAGTATTATCTATATATAATGATTAAAATCTAATAAGGATAATCATATGGGCACAAAATTAATATTAGAAGATATTCAAAACGATATGTCGTGCGATTATTATTATCCTAGAAAAATTATAAGACTATGTTTGAAATAACAAATGAAAAATTATCTGACGCCGTTTTTAAATTTGATAATTGTAAGCCTGATGATCTTGTTCAATATTTAACGTGTGAAAATTTCGAAGAAGAATATCATACATATATGTATACTGATGGTTTATGTTATTACTATTATTATTTATCGTTAATCTTTATCAATAAGCTATAAAAGCGAACATATATCCGCTTTTAAGAATTTATACATTTTAATAATAATAGTAGAATTTTTTGTCAAAAAAAGTATTTTATATTATAATGAAAGGTTATGATATGTTATATATACAATTAAATAAAGACGGAGCTGTCTTAGATATACTTAGGCGATTAAAAAGAAATTACGGTAAAATTTGTTTAAGTGGTGCTATTATCGATCGTGTCGGCAATATTCCCGATAATTTTAATGGATATAACGTTGTTAACGTATCGTTTACTTGTAGTTTATTAAAAGTATTAGGTAAAAAATATAGTGAATATCAAAGAGTATTCTATGAATGTAGGTTTAGTATTAAAGATAATACTATTAGTTATGATAACGATACGGCTGGGAATATTATTAAAGCATTAGTCGATATGATGGTCGACGACTGATAAGGAGAATAATATGACTGAAAAAGAAGCAATTATTATCGAAGAAATATATTTAATCGAAAATGCTCTCGAGATAAAAATGCTTAATACATACTTAAATAAATATTATAGTGGAAAAGCTTTAGAAGAATTACAGCCATTTCAACAAAATAAAATTTTAAGTTGGATGCAATCTTGCGCGGAACGCGAAGAAATGGCATTAGATAATATTAATACATGGGCTTTGCAAAATGGATACTTTTAATAAAACTAAAAAGTTATTAGCAACTATATTAAATAAAGTATTTTGTATATATAACGAAAAAGAATATCGTAAGTATTTTATCCAATTAAATCTTGATATTGAAGGTAGAACTAAGAAATTTATCATATATTCTGTCGATACAAATAAATATAGTAGCAATATGTATTATCATTATTATATATATTTAATTATAGTACCAGATTTATTAAAAGAAGAAATACCTGATCTATTAGGAAAATAATATGTTAACTGATAAATTAATAGATCAAGTATTTATTCCTTTACAAATTAGAATAGAATTCGATATATTTTATGAAAATCTTAAACGTTTTATTATGGAAACAAATGCCAAAAAATTATATCGTATATATATTTTAACTAATAAAAATCATAAATATGAAGATTATTATGAATACTATCTATATCTAATATTATGTTCTGAAATAGAAAGAATATATTAATGAGTAATAATTATTTAGACAAACTTGTTGAATATATGTCGACTCAAGCTCAAAGACGTTTTAATGTTAGAAATGTTAACTATGGATCATTGTATAATTTAACAAATCCAAAAGTTGTGTTTGCATATAAAGTTTATCAGAATAAAGAAGGAGTGCTATATAGTGCCAACATATATTATTGGTATTATTTATGTTTAACAGTATTATGAGTAAGAATTACGCTATCATATATTATATATACGAAGAAGAATTTAGATATGGTGTTATTCTTATCGAGGATAATTATATTAATACATTGTATCGAGCTTATTATGAACTATTAAATTCTTTTAAATCATACTATATATCAGTAATAGAATCCGACGGTTTAAATTATTTAGAAAATATGAAAATATATGGCGATCCTAGTTATTATGCTAGTGAGATTCAAAAAGCTATTGAAAAATGTAATATTACACAAATAATTAAGGATTTGAAATATGAGTAATAGTTTATTACAATATAAGCTTATAGGATTTAATAGAGCTAAAATGAGAGGTAATTCTACCTATATATATTTAGATCCTACTATTAATATTCCAAGAATATATAATTTTTATATGAAAAATAGCAAGTACTATAAGTTACATTATATGTATTTATATTGGATTAATTTAAATTTGGTTGACAAATATGACTGATAAAATAACAAAAGAATTAAATAAATTCGTTAATTTTGTATCTCGAAATAGACATAAAATTGAATATTCTAATTTATATTTTGAATTGTCATCTGTTCCATCGTTTATGTTGCATGGCCGAGGCAAGTATAAATATATATACTGGTATCACATATATAAGTTAATGTTAATAACTAAGATATAATTATGATTAATAAAAAAGTAGAAAAAATTTTACATATTTTTACAGAAGATATGTGTCATAACGACGAAATAGAACCACGTAGCGAACCATATTTAATGTTGTATAATACAGACATTATATTTGATTCACCTGATTGCCCACATTCACATTATTATTACTATAGTTATTATATTTATGTGTTAATGGTTAAAGAAGGAGTGCTGTATGAAATATAAAATACTATCATTAAAAATTTATGGGAAAATAAAATGATTAGTAAACAAAAAAGAGCCGTGTCAATAACAAATCGAGGATCTCATATATATGATCGTTTTGTAAAATACGATATTATTTATAATCTTAAAATAATTACTAGATTATCAGCAAAGTGTGTATATAAAGATGAATATTATAAGTTTAGTGCTTGTATATATTATAGTTATTATGTAATTTTGCACTTGCTCGATGAAAAATATAAGAGGAGAGGATAATGGCTTATAATATTATTAAATATGGCAGATATAGCGATGATGTATATGTATATATACAAAAGATGCCGGGCATTTATAATAAAAAACTGAGTTTTTATTTCGCATATATGTACAGTATCTTCGACTTCAGATTCCGATATAGTATTTTTAGGAATATCGATGTTCAGACTAATTTTAGATCATTAGAAGAAGATGCTAATCCTAAAAATACTGATATATTAACTATATTAAAGAGCAGAAATTATGAAATATAAAATACTATTAAGAAAGACGCTAGTCGATGAATATGCTCACGAATTATGTTACGATGCCTTTAATAGTAATTTTAATAGCTCTTTATATATGACATATTTGTTGTTTAATATGTATCCAAAAAGTAGTGTATATTTAGTTAGCAATACAAAATTAGAGGCATTAGTGTCAATACCTACCCCTGATTATATATTTATGGAAGAGTTAGAAAAACATAATTTATTAAGTATTATAGAAAGGAATAAAGATGAATCTATTAAGTGAAACAGAACAAAAGCTCAAAGAACTTGATCTGACATTAGATGATATTCAGTTCGTAATGTGTACTGAATCTGAATACGGTAGCGATTTTGTATTCATGAATAAAGATACATTTGTTAAGAATGCCGGATCTGTTAACTATGATAATGGATTTGGTTCTCAAGAAATCAAAAATAATCTTACGATTTATACAAGAGATTATATCATTTATCGATTTGAATACGACGGCGCTGAATGTTGGAAATATGTTCCGACAATTGCTGGTCTTGACGAATTTTTACAAGATGAAAAATGTTGGAAAGAATTTAAATTTGAATCGAAGGATTATTATAATAATGAAGAACAAATTCCGTTTTAAAATTAATAAATGGGTTAAGCTTTCGATCCCACCAGCATTAATTCCATATTATAAGTGGACAGTATTTGAAAAGCAGAATAAAATTGGTAAAAAGAATTTTAGATTATACCACATTTATTTCTTTTTCTTAGAAAAATATCTATAATAATAACTAAGAGGAGAAATAATTGTGGATTTTTTTGTAGGAAAAATATGAGTGGTACGTATTTTATTACATCGTATGTAGTAAATAATCGAGGTAAGCTATCTCAATTTAAGACATATGAAATAAACAAAGTATTTTCTCGTGCATTTTATTTAGCCTATTATGGTTATATTAATTGCATTTGTAAAAGATATAATATTTGTATATATCCAGATAATGTAATAGGTCAACGTTATGATCTAACATTCGAACAGATAGCTTCGATGTATGATGTTGTTCATTGTATTAAAAATAAAGAATATAGCAAAAAAATGAATTCTAAAAAACGTAAGTGGTTACAAATATTCTAGGAGATATATTATGGGGCATACATTAAAACACAACATCGAAGAAACTGGTCGCATTATTAATAGTATCATGACGATATTGTCTGAGAATTTTTAGGAAAAGCAGGAATTACTATATGAAGTATAGCGATTATTATAATATTTGTAATTTTGCTCAAAAATTTTATGAAGATGATCCTATATTTTTACCGACAAATAATATTGCTAATATGTGGCGAGCTCAGATAAAAAGGCATAATGTTGTTAGCGATGAATTTAATGCTTTATTCTATTATGAGTATATAATGTATTTAATTGGGATTCGTTCAAAATGTTTCAAACACAAAAAGAATTAATTAATAATTTATACTATAAAGGTTATAATCCGAATGTAATACTTTGCAATTTAAAACAAGACCGCATTATCCGATTTTGTTTTAGAAACGATCAAATTGCAAGTCCTAAAAATGGTATATACGTAATTAATTTTACGCTAGAAGATCGTCGTATACTTACTAAAAGGACATATAGCATATTTAATTCTAGACAAATGGTTGTCAAATTCATTATTGATTGTAAGAATAAGAAAATTAATGAAATAGAATTCCGATATCGAACAGCAAATAATTCTGGTTATATGAAGAATTTTTCAAGTATCGATAATATAAATTATTTATTAGATCAAAATATATTAGTATATCGTAACTATATTATCGGTTTTTTATTCACAAACTATGTTAAACCATCAATTAAAGAGTTTAGTAAAAGATTTGAGGTGTAATTATGTTTAAAAAATTTGTCGATGAATTGCGTTGGTATATTGAAACATTACTAAAGGAAATTTAATATGAACTACAAGTTAATATTTAATAAATTAAAAATCGAATATATATGTAATTGTAATGATTTAACTAAAACGATCGATACTATTATTATGAATCATAATATATATATCAAAAACAATCACGACTTAAATTATCAAATATATGGTAATGGTCATGGTAGTAATATCGAAGTATATTTTAATGGGACGTTACTCGAAATTATCGAGGTATCGAAAGTATGATCAATTGGTTTAATTGGTTGTATTCAATTCAACATTATAGTCCGATGGTTCGTCAAAAATCAATTGTTAAAGATTATTCAGCAATCTATTCTCTATTAAAAATAGAAGATACACCATTATTGATTACATTCTTTAGAGACTCTAATAATGTCGATTTATAAGTAATGTTTTTTACATATGATATTTATAGAAAAATTCGTGATTATTCTATTACACTATCAGCTTTTCCAAAAAGCGATAAATTATATTTAGTATATGCTATCGATAATCATTTATTACATAATATATTTAATAAAGTTATGTGTAAGCATTTAATCTATTATATGTTTTTGGAAACTGATAAAGCGCGTCAATCAATAGATTAAGTATTAGAGGACTATAAAGATGAGTAATTACGATAAAAGACCTTCGGCATTTTTTATGTATGCTAAAGATCATGATTTTCGTGAAATATTATCGAAATATATTTTATATGATAATGATATCGAAAATAAAAATCCGACTGATCTTGTTATAGATTTGTATAACATGAGAAAGGAGCTAGATGCTTTAGAAGATGAACGAATAATTCGTGAATATCTAAAGTTAGCAAAACTATTAAGGAAACTAGGACAATTATGAATTGGAGTACATTTGTCGAAGATTATAATGAATTAACTGCTTTGTCATTCGATCATTTATATTATTTTGGTAAAGAAGATGAAGATTTAGAAATATTTTTATTTCAGCATCCATATAGAATAAATTGGATTAAATATTATTATACATATGATATAGATCATAATTACATTAATTTTCAGATCGATATAAAAACATCTGGGAAGTATATTCGTTCTATTAATGTATATTTGTCAGAAGATGAAAAATTAGAGTATCTATTAAGAGAAGATAATTTTTTTAATCGTAAAACATTATCTAATATAAATATTCATAAGACTATATTTTTATGGACGTATTTTTTAATGCTTTTAAATGGTTTTAATCATAAGTTTGTGAGGTTATAATGAGTTTATTCGATAAGTTAAATAGTATTGCTTCTATTTTAGAGCGTCATAAAGCTATTAATATTTTAGATGATATTACTGATATGGAAGTATATAATCAAGACTTTAAAATTTATTTTTTAGTCGCCAAAACTATGTTATTATTAGACAATACATTATCAGAAGTACTATGTTTTAGTATAGAAGATGGCGACGATGTAGTATACTTCGATTTATTCGTCGAAAAAGATAAAAACGAAGATTATGATCCAGTATTTATTACGACAGAAACTGAAAGTAATTTAATGGAATATAATGGATTTTTAGATGTATTATTTCCAGCTTTAATAGAATTAGCTTATTATAAATTAAAGGAACGAATGTTTAACTAATAAGTTAAATTAGGGCTGTTAATAATTTACCGCCATTTACTTCACGGTCGGGCTCCGCCCCGAAATCTCTTTACACGTTTTCTAATGTGGTTTAGTCAAATGAAAGGATAAGATTATGCAACAAGTAACATTTGAATCTAAAGAACAAGCTAAAGAATTTTTTATTACTTTGGGTGAAAATCTTAAAGCTAGCCAAAATAAGATTTTTGAATTTGACGGTCAACAATGGAATTTTAATAGCACTCCAGAAGTGACACCTAAATTAATTAGCGCTGTATTAGTATCTGAAAATAATGTATTATATGTAACAGCTAATCTAAGTAACGATACAGTATATGCCGATATTGATTTAGAAGATAATATTTCTGGTTTTGGTTATAGCGAACTAGAAAAATCCGTATTATTATTTAATTTAGTATATCGTATATTAGAAGATTATACTAAATTTATGTTCTGTAAAAATGAACGATAAAACTAGCTTTAGTTTACTTAGTACGATGTTTTTTAATATAAACTTTTTTCGAGCAAATATACCAAAACTATTAATTGGTAGACGATCTTTTGTACTCGATTTTGGTTATGAAGATGGATCAAATCTTATTATTAAAACTTGCGACGATTATATAAATAAACAAGTCGTATATTTTAATATTAACGTGATGCGCGTCGATTCGATGACTCAGTATTCAGAAAAAGAATCGGATATATGTCTTTCAAATTTTATGTATCGTACAGTAATTCCAAGAAAAGTCCACTCTGATTTTGATACGTGCAAAATATTTAATCAATTTAATTTATATGTACATTATATTATGTTTTCATTTAATTACATGTATTGGAGGTGAATGTATGATTAAACTAGGATTTGGGTCTGATAAAGAGACACAAAACGTATATAATAGTTTAAAAAAATTTGCTGAAAAGGATATGTTTTCAGAATATTCTATTACAGACTTTGAAGAGAATAAGGCTCGTAATTCTTTTAGATTTACGATTGCGTACGATGAAGACTACGTTAATTCATATATGGTTTGGTATGAAGCTGGTATCTTAAATATCGAACCAGAAAAAGAAGATTACGTAGCAGAGGATATAGCATTCATTCTATATCCGATTGCCGAAATGTTATTATAGAAAGGATAGTACATATGTTAGCTATATTATTTGTAATTTTTATGATGATTTATTTAGCATTAGCCATTGGCGGCACGTTAGCCGGCTGGGACAAAAAGGACGAATAACATGGATCAGTTCTTTTTAAACAGTGTGGCATTGATCGGATTCATGATAATATGGTTTATATTTGCAATAATTGTATATCTTTTACATACTGTATATAGAATATATAAAACAAAAAAAATATCAGATTCATTTGGCTATGTATCTAAAATGCATGCAAGAATGTTTTGTAAATTCCATATAACGACTATATTATTTTTTGTATTTTGTGCTGTTCTTAAAAGTATAGTAGAATAATATGACGTTACAAGATTTAATAGAAAATATAAAAAATTATACACCGTTAAATAAAAATGACATCGATCTTTTTAAAAATAATTATTTTACAATTTGTATGTACACACAAACAAATGGTGAAAAATTAAATTTTTATATATCGAATCGGCATGAATTAAAACTATGTTCATTTGTTATAAAAATAGAAAATAATAATGATATATTTAAATGGATCGATAATAATAATTGGTTAAAATCATATGTAAATAAATTGCCTAACATGTGTACATATTTAGTATATTCATATATATTTAGTTGTATGATAAAAAATAAATGAAAATAAAAATAGAAGATAAAACATTTATTAAACGATTCGAAGTTTTTCGAGAAGCTAATAATAATCGATTTACTATGAAACGAAAAAAATATCGAATCCGTCAATATTATACTGACGAAGGATCTAGATACGAAGTATTTAGTCGAGGTAAACAGTATTTCGGATCTTTTAGAATTACTGAAAGCAATCAGTATATGCATTCTAACGATATTAGCGAAGAAAATATGCTGCTAATTATTAAAGGAATAAGCGATACGATACGCTCATATCGCGTTCCTTTAAAATTCGACGGATATCCTTGTTCAGTATATGTCGAAGAAATTATGGACCAATTGCGTTTTAGCGATACTAATATTCATATCGGATATCATGATGTGCAATTTGAAGTTAATCGACTTAATAATGTTGTCGGGTATATTAAAACCGAAGCTAGAACAAATGCTATCGATGTATATAATATGCAGATGACATTACAGTATCAGTATTACGATGACGGTATGCACATATTCTATCATAAGTCATTAGTAAAAGGTAAAGAACATGCTTTAAAGATATATTATAAATTTTTAATAGCTATGTGTAGTTTAATCGAATATCAATATATTAATTGTTTAACAAGTGTAGAAAAAATACCGTTTTGAGGTGACTATGGATACATATATTAGAATTACCGACTGGATGCTCTGTCAACATTTTGAAATGTTGATTAATACATATAGAACATCTGGTAAATTTACTATCGAAGATTTAGATAATGTATCGTGTGAAATTACATACGATAATGCATATCATCGTTTAAATCTATTAATCGATGAAGATAATTATTATATCGATGTTCTTTACGATGCAAATGTGCAAACAGTATATTGGAATGTCGAAAATAACATTTCATTCGAAGATTTTGGAAAAGTATTAAACGAGGCTAAATATGTTCGACCTGTCGTTTGAGACTCTTGAGTCTTTAAAAATCATTCTAGATATTATTCTAGGATGCATACTAGGATTTTTAATACACACTATATTGACTAGATTTGTCGATAATGTATGTGATGTATATAACGAAGACGGCGATATTAAATTATTATTTATGATATTGCCGTCTTGTTTTGTCGTATTACTACTGTGGGGTATCATTACATGGATGAGATGAAACTTCAATTAGAAGTACTATATAAAATCTTAATGTTAGATTTTCATAAATTCTATCGTCGCGAAAAAGGATCGTATAGTCTAACTATTAAAAAAGTAGGCGATGTCGTTATGATTACTGTCGATTGGAATGAAAATAAAAACTTCGTAAAATTTCAAATATACTGGGATTCCGAAGAGAAACATACGAGCTTTAGTTTTAACTTCGATACTGATAAAATCGACGCATTGTATATCGTAAAAGATTTATTAAAGAAGGAGGAATAAATATGGGCATGGTAAATGAAATTACAAATAAATTAATCGGTATTAAAGGCCGTGTGGCTTTTGAACATAAAGATTACATTATCTATATCGACAACTCTAGGAAAAAAGAAGTCGATAGTGGCGATATTCAAATCTTTAAAGATCGTCAACAGGTATACGACTTTTCTATTGCATATCCTTCTAAGGAATGTAAATCTAAAGGTATTTACAATAATACAAAAGATAAATTTATCAACAATATTGATCTTGAAAAATTACATGAGATTATTATGACGACAGACCTATGATTTTCTTAAAAGATAAATATCGAATTGTCTTAGACAAAAGAAACGTTACGACAATTCTTATTACAATATTAACAATAGCATTCTTTTTATTTTGTGATATGAATTATGCTACTGATAATGGAAAACTGGCTTTATATCAAACGCCAATATTAATTATCGTCGTAAGTATAATCACGATCGATATGTTACCTAATAAGGTTAATCCGTTTCATATCGATTGTCTAATGACAGCTAAAGTTGACGAAAAACAAACTGAAGCAGTATTTAATATCTTTAAAAATATAATAAATCTTGTTCTTTGTGAAATTTTACATTATCCTAATATTCTTGAATTACGAATTAAAGATATTAATATCGGTCAATTAAAAAACGTAACGTTAATGATCAGAGCTATTGGTTCTTTTGAATTCGATAAAAGATCTGTCGACTTATTAATTTCAGTATATAATAATGATGTAGCTATTCCATTAGTATCGATTTCAATGATAATAACATCTAATATACAAGACATATTAGATAGTATAACAGTAACGAAAAATTTAAATCAATGGAAAGATCTTATCGTATTAGCTAAGACAGTAGAATATTATTTGATAAATCATCAATATAAAGGAGCTATTAAAAATGAAGAAAGAGGACTTTAAACAACTATGCTGGTTGTTTCGATTATTTTTAATAGCTATTAATACTGAATGTTATCAGTCAAATGATTTTAAAATTGGCGAATTTAAATATGCTGTTAGATTAACAGCTATTGAACATATCCTTCATATCGAATTGTTAAAGAAAAATAATCCGGTCGTTGCTTCAATATCTGGTGTCGAATATTTACCACAGGAATCATTAAGTTATAACTTTAGAACGAACGATATATTAAACGATTATTTTGAATTATTCTTTAATGGCAGTAAGATTATTGAAGAAAATCTTAATATACTGTATAATATATCATATAATATATGTAATCCTGTAGAAATCATGAAAGGACTAGTTAATAACAATGGTCGGAAGAATAAAATTTACTGGTAAATTAAGTGCTATTAATAGAATTAATAATGAATTATTGTATACCGATATGTTCGCAGGTAATTGTATCGTTAAAGAAAAAATTCGTTGCGATAATATTTTAATGTTAACAATCGAAACTGATTATGATATTAATTCTGCATATTTAGTTTCGTTAAGCGACAAATATCATGTTAATATCGAATATAGTATTAGCGATCACAGAAATCATATTAAACATAACGGTATTGTCATATTTGAAAATAATAAAGCCGAAATAATCGAAGAGAAAAAATTTAACTATGAATCAAAAGCTTAGTCGACGTGTCTTTGCAGTAGTAAAAGATAATGTCTTAATAACATCTGAATGCCGATATTATGAATTTAATAGACTCGATATTTCGGCGATTAAAACAAATGTTCGTCTTACGTCTAAAGATACCAAAGAATCTAAAATGTTTAATAGTATAAAAACATTAATAGCACTTGTTAATAAATATGATGAATTTAAACAAGCTGGTATGATTATATGGCTACTAGGATACTATAGTTTTATCTTGGATAAAAAATTAGATGTAAAAAAACATTTTAAATTATTTAAAGAGATTCAAACTATATATGCTCAACAACTTAATTTTGGTCCTAATGAAGTTCAGACTCAACGACTTAGAGAATCGATGGAGCAAATAGCCCATAGACTTAATGAGCAAGTAAACTTTTGGACCGACGTGTATCAAAATCTTAATAGAAGAAATGGTAATTGATATGGATATTGAAGATTATAAAAAAAAATTTCTAAAAAGACTAAATGAAATGTCAGGAGAAGAATTAACTGCTATTTTTAAAGAAGTATTTGATCTAGAAGAAGAATATCCGTATAAAAATATCGACAAAAGGAATGGTGATCAATGAGCGCAAGTTTGCGTAATTTGTTTAAACGTCATCGTCATAACTTTAATCCAGAAAGTTTATTAAGTGACTTAAAAAACAATAAAGACAAAAAGAATTTATTCGATAAAATTAAAGAAATGGAGGAGGTTAGAAAAACAGAAGTATTGGAGCCAGAACGTAACAACTATCCACAATGTAAAGTTGATTTAGTAGCACAAGTACAGCAAGAAATCGAAGAAGAAAATACTCCGAATGAACCGGCGGACGATATTCACGTACATGCTGATTGTCCAACTATCGAGATCGACGAATGGACGACAGAAGATCTAGTTCGCACTATTCAAAAAAGCAAAGAAGCTATTAAGCATATATTACAAAATTATGAATTCTGGAATAATATGGTGAAAGAATGCGATCAAGCATTAGGCGATTTGCGACACTTTGCTGAATTTTACGACGATGCTACGCAAGAAGAAATTAATAAAGTTTACGAATTAATGACTGAGTACAGTCGTAAGCGTCGTGTATATAAAGATCGCGTTGAAATCTTTAAAGATATTTTTGCTAGCAAAGCACGTATGGAAAATATTTATGCGCCGATTAATCAAATGTCGAATAAATTTAATAAGATGAATATCGAGCGTCAGTATTCTCCACGCGTTCTTAAGGACTTGTTCGAGCGTTAGTCACGTTCTACATTATCCTTCGGGCTCCGCCCCGAAATCACTTCTGTGTCTTTTATAAGAAGCTATTATTAGATAGCTTCTTTTTTTTATTATGAAAAAAAATTATACAAATATTATAAGAAGAATCTGTAAAGACGGCTTGCCTGAAAATTTTTATCATAGTACTTGTAATAATACTAGAATAAGATTGTTTATGCGTGAATGGAAAATACATAAAATATTTGCAAATACATTTGTAATATCTAATTTTAACATATATAACAATATGAATGATTATATTGATTTTGATTATAAAAAATTTCAAATTTATAGACATTCAAATCTTTTTGATACGAGAAAAAATATCACTGATGATAATTCTTATCAGGCAGAATTATTACTTTTATGGTTAATTTATTTTTATTACGCGAGATACACATAGTAATGCCTGTCAAAAGTAGCAATTCTGATTAAATAATCATCTTTTTAAAAAATAATTGCTTTCGTTTTTATATATTGAAATTAACCTTCTTTTATAATATAATAATATATATATTTATTATTATTATGAAAGGAGGTGCGCCTCATGAATAAAGGTTTTAAAGTTAGAATTTATCCTAACCAGGAACAGCAAATTTTAATTAATAAGATGTTTGGTTGTGTTCGATATGTTTACAATTATATGCTAAAATTTAAACAAAAAGCTTATAATATATTTGAACTCAAATTAAGATATGTAAAAATATCTAGCATTCTTACTAAACTTAAACAACGAAAAATTTGGCTTTATGAAGCTGATGCTGTAGCTTTGCAACAATGTTTAAAAGATTTAGATGCTGCTTATATTAATTTTTTTAATGGTGCTGGATATCCTAATTTTAAATCTAAACGAGGTAAAAACTCCTATCGTACAGTTGGATATTTACAATTAGATCAAGATAATAAAATGATTAGAATTCCTAAAGTTGGCTGGATTAAATTTAGAGATAAAACTAATTTTAGTGGTTTAACTAAAATTAATAATATTACGATTTCTAAAACTGTTAGCGGTAAATATTTTGCTAGTATTTCAGCCGAAGTTGATATTACAGTTTTTGCGAAAACCAAGAAAAATTGTGGTATTGACTTAGGATTAAAAGATTTTTGTATCTTGAACAATGGAATTAAGTTTGAAAATCCAAAATTTTTAGCCAAAAATGAAAAACGACTTAGATTATTGCAAAAATCTTTAAGTCGTAAAGTGTATGGTTCTAAGAATTATGAAAAAGCCAGAATTAAATTGGCTAAATTTCATGAATATATTGTTAATTGTCGTAAAGATTATTTGCATAAAATATCTATATTTTTAGTTAGAAATTACGATATAATTTGTGCTGAAACTTTACGAGTTAAAAATATGATTAAAAATCATAAGTTAGCTAAAGCTATTAGTGATGTTAGCTGGTATGAATTTTGTCAACAATTAGAATATAAATCTTTATGGTATGATAAAAAATTTGTACGTATAGATACATATTTTGCATCATCTCAAATATGTTCTAATTGTAGATTTAAAAATTCTAACATTAAAAATCTTGATGTACGTGAATGGACTTGTCCAGAATGTAGCAAACATCATGATCGAGATATTAATGCAGCAACTAACATTTTAAATCAAGGATTAACTTTATTATAATTTCAACATATGAAACCGTGGGGCACACGGGACTAGCCTATTGTATCTTAGTGTAAGACATACAGTAAATTTTTGTTTACTATGCAACTATTGGATAGGAACCTTGATGACTTTAGTCATGAAAAGATGTCAGTATGCGAGGTATTAAAAATGAAGTATTATCTTGAAGTCAAGAGTGATGTACATCACCCGACAGCAAAAGAAATTGCCGAAATTATCGGTATCTATAATATGAGTGATCAACCTCATGCTAGGTTCGTACGTGCATACTTAGGACGCAGTCCATTACAGTATTTAGGTCGTAACGGTATGGTCCAAGTATTTAATAATTATCAGGCTATATTAGCTTTAGCTAAGGATATGTACGAATATACTAAACATGAAGGTGTAACTGAAGTCTATTACAGTTTAGATGACGGACGCAGTTATAATTTAAAATTATTCAAAGGCCGTATTCGTATAGCTATTAATCGATTGGAAGAAATGTGTAAAGGGGTAATCGAAGATGGAACAAAATAATCAAGCACAAATTTGCAGAAAGATTGGAATTATTATTGGCAGTTTATTAAATATTTGTGTAACGTTAGTATTAGCTTTAGTAAAAGCTGTATCTTCTGAAGCTAAAAACGTATCTAAAGGCTTCGACGAAGCAGAAGACGTTAAATCTGTCGAAGAAACTAAGATTGTCGAAGAAGTTAAAGATGACGAAGTCGATATCGATGCTGAAATCGAACGTCTTATGGCTTTAAAACAAGCTAAAGAAATTAATAAAGAAGATTAATTATGTCTTCGATAATGATTGGCGAAGAAGAAAAAATCATTCTTTCGACAATATATGATTATGTCGCACAGTATCCAATATTAAAATATGAAGGTATTTATCATTCTAATCCTAAATATATTAATATTAAAGTCGATAAAATTTATACATATCAAAACTCTATTATTGTCGATATGGAATACACAACTATGAATAACAAAAACATAATATCCTACGAATTAAATCAAGATAATAATATTATTTATACAAGCTGTGATGTTGATTCTAATTTCATCAAGGATATTATGTTTTTACCAGGTATCGTAAATTTTAAATTTATCGAGACATATAAAAGTAAAATGATATCAGAATTTGCTTATTTAGTGCGAGATTGTTATCGTTTTAGAATAAGTAGTGGTTATGATTTTTACTATAAATTTTTATATATATATGCTGATATGTTTAACGATATAAATGATGGTCCGATGTTTGGCGATGATGTTATGTATTCGTCAGAAGAATTGACTATTAGATTTTTAAAAAACGGATCGATATGCATTGTAAAAAATAGTAATAATCATAAATACAATAAGAATATTGAATTCGTACCATTATATATAATAGAATATTTAATGCAAGGATGTTATTTAGATGAAATACAAATTCAAAGCGATATCGAAGAATTTCGACGACAATCAGAAGAAAACATTGATAATTGGAGAGCTATCAATTCATGATAATAAATATTTCATTAATAGTATTCCTGTCGATAAAAAAACTATCGGTCAATCAACTGGACTTATGGATAAATATGGTCATGAAATATTTATTAATGACATTATTCATTTTAAAGCAAATTATGGCGATTTTATATTAGAACTAGCTACAGCTACTGTCGGATTCGATGAATTAAATGGACGCCTTGCTGTTAAGATGAATGATAATATATTAGCTTTATGCGATATGAACTATTCGGATGTTGAGTGTGAAGTACTCGGGAATATTTACGAAGGAAAAATTAATGAACAGAAACTTTAAAGCTCGTTGCTTGAAAGATAGATCTTGGAAAACTGGTTTTTATTTGATTAAAAAGAAAGAACCATGTATTAAAGATATTAAAAATGTATGGCCAGTACACGAGCAAACAATTTGTCAAAGTACTGGCTATATCGATTGTAATAAAAAAGAAATTTTCTTAGACGATTTAATTAATTTTAGCACTATTATTAATGGTAGCGAAATTAAGTTAGATAAAGCTCAGGTTGTATTCGGTATCCCAGTTGGTAAATTAGTATTAGTCGAAGGTAATGAAGTAATCGATTTTATTAGCGATAGATACGAAAATCCTCATTACGAAGTTGTCGGAAATATTTGGGACAACGTTGCATTACCTAAAAAGAAGTAATATAATTGGTATATAAGCTTATATATTTTTAATAAGAGGTATACCATGAATTATCACAAATTACTTGAAGACTGTGACTTTATTAAAGTTAAACAAACAGTCGAAATTCGTCCTCATGACGGAAATAAAGGCTTTTTTGAATATGTAAATCATATTTTTAAAAGCGTAAATAACGGTCATCGTTATGGTCCAGCTGTTAAAACTAATATCTTAACAGTATATAATCGTGGCAATTATATTGCTTGCGAAATGGGCGATCAACGTATCGACATTCGTCGAGATAAGATCATTATTTATGTACCTGGTTTAAAAGCTAGTAACGAAGAAACATATCGTCAATATGCCATTAATAATATTGGCGTGTTGAACTATATTTACAATTGTAAAAAATACTAGCTTTTAAATAAATCAATCCTAGTAGAAATACTGGGCCTGCATAACAGGATGCAAATCATTGAGAAGATTTAGACATAGCTTTAACCTTGCAGGAAAACTTGTAGCGGAATGTTGCAAGGTATTAAGAGCGGTCATCAGTAGCTAAGATGGTCGCTCTTTTTTTATTTCTATGAAAGGAAAATTCCATGCGAAATAAAATTGTTATATTTACATTTTTACTAGTATTATTTACATTATCACATGTACATGCATGGGATAATCCTAATAAACTAGAAGTAAATACTGGAGTATATGCATTAAAAACTGCTATGATTGGTGCATATATGAATGGGTTTAATGACGGTAAAAATAATTTACCTAAAGATGAAGATTATATTAATGGTGAATATAAAGACTTTTTAAACTTCTATGATGAAGGTTATTATAAAGGCCGAGTATTTTATCATCAAAAAATGTAACCGATCATATTTTTAATTAGTCGGTATAGGGCCCATGTTTGTCCCTTTGGAAGTTTATCAAGATAATTTGAATTTAAACTCCATAAAAGTACTGTACTTATGATTCTAAAATTATAAATTTGAGGTTTTAGAATTGTATGATTTGTTATAATACTAAAACGTTATAACAAAGTTCTTTTCTTAAATTTATGTTTTATAAACTATATTATTTAAAATAGTACTAAAACATAGAGACTTGCCTGTTAATTAACAAAATAGTTTTAGAAATTGTATAATTTATTATAATGATAAAATAAATAGTACTAAAATAATGTAACAATAATTTACAACTAATAATTAATTTTAAAAATTATATCATTTGATACAATACTAAAACAATTGAATCTGTTTAGCATTTAATACAATATTAAAAAAATAGAGAAAAAAATGAAAGAAAATAAAAATGTATTATATAGAGCTAGAGTACATTATATTGTACCTAGTCAAGAGCTAATAAACGAAGCTAGATTATCTAATAATTTATATAATCAAGCTCTATATATTTTAAGACAAGCTTTTATTGATGGAGAAAAAATTCCGTCTAAGTTTGATCTTCATAAAATATTACTTCACAAAGAATATGAATGTGAAGAATATGATAATATCCATAAAATGGTATCTAGTAATGCTCAAATTATTTGTCAATTAGCAGCTCAAAATTTTAAATCCTTTTTAATGGCCTTAAAAGCTTTTAAAAAAAATAAAAATAATTTTACTGGAGTACCTAAAATTCCTAGTTATAATAAAAAAGATCAAGAATTTATGTTGATAATTGGAGCTCAACAATGTGCAATTAAAGATGGTATGATGCGTTTCCCTAAAAAATTAAATTTAGATAAAATTTATGTAGGAGACTTGGATATTGCTCATGTAAGAATTTTTCCTAATAAAAAAAAATATAAAGTCGAAGTTGTATATAAAGTAGAGGCATTACCTAAAAAGAAAAAAGGTAATATTGCCGGTATCGACTTAGGTTTAGATAATTTAGCGACTGTTGCTATTAATAAACGTGGTATTCGTCCATTGTTGATTAATGGTCGTCCTTTAAAATCTATGAATTTACATTTCAATAATAAACGAAATAAAATTCAATCCGAGCTTAAAAAATGTAATGATCGATATATGTCACACAAACTTGAAACATTATATCGTAAACGCAATAATCGTTTTAATACGTATATGCATAAAGCATCTAAAGAGATTATCGATTATTGTTTAGAACATAATGTTAAACAAATTATTATTGGACATAATAAGCTGCAAAAACAAGAATCTAAGTTGAAAAACTTTGTCGCTATTCCGACTTTTAGACTTATCGAACTTATCAAATATAAAGCAGAATATCAAGGTATAGAAGTCATTGAAACTGAAGAGTCTTATACAAGCATTACATCTTACTTAGATAAAGAAGAACCTATTAAAGATAATGCCGATCGTTTTAGACGTATTCATCGAGGTTTATTTGTATCTAGTAAAGGCAAACGAATTAATGCCGACGTTAATTCTGCTTATCAGATTATGAAAAAAGTTATCGGCGATAAAGTTATTAAACCGATCGGTAAAGGTTCTATATTTATTCCGAAAAAAGTTACGATGGCATAATTATGTCAAATACTATTAAATGGTTAATGATTGTTAGCCAAGCTATTTCTAATCTTATATTTGGATTTACGACGCCAGTCGTACATGTTTATTTTATGAGCTTAGTCGGTCCGAATATATATAGCTTAGCTAATTTTATCGAAGCAGGTTTAGCTGCTGTTGTAAATAGCTTATTAAGCAATCAAAAATATCGTCATTATTTTAAACAATTTGCTTTATACTTTTTAGCTTTAGATAGTATACTATATGTAATTATAATATTTTTAGGTATAGAATATATTAATGTTCGATTTATCGGACTAGCAATTATTAATAGCCTATTAAATAATATTTGGTTTATTATGTTAAGCGATGTATTAAATAAGAATATTGCTGGCGATGAATTAACTGATTTTAAAGTACTTCAACGAAGCTGGATGCTTTGGGGTAGTTTAATAGGATCTGGAATCGGTGTTTGGATTAATAATTCTATATCGATAGAATTTGCTTTAATTCTACAAGCTATATCAACAGTATTAATTGCTATCTGCGATGGTTATTCATTTAAAAAATTAGAAAGGTCAGCTGATGAATGAGACTATTAATTTTAATTGCTTGCTTTATTTCGTTATTTAGTATATGCGATGCAAGAAGTATTACTAGCTATAATTGCACTTATGAAGAACAACAAGAAGCTTTAGCCCAATATCATAGTTTTGTAAGTGGCTTTGACGATGGCTTATATAATTATACTAATATTTATTATTCTGACGATAACTATAAAATGGGTTATCGGTTAGGAAGTGCTCATCGGAGGTGATTAAATGAGTTATGAAATTTTAGTTACTATCGGTGTTATCGCCGTTGCATTTTTTGCGACAGTATGTTTTGTCGTGCATCAAGTATTTGAAACACGACGTATGCGTATTCAATATGAAGGTGGATATACAGAGGCTGAAATTAAAGAAATTTTACATGCCGAAATTGATCCGTTGTTAGAAACTGCTAATAAGAAAGGTTCTAAATGAAATACTGTATTGAAGAAAACTATAATGATTTATTAAATTTATTATTTCAAATGCAAAAACAACAAGCTGCTGGTACAATATATGTTTTAGTTGTTAATGAATTACATATTGTCGATACTGAATTAATTGCTTGTAATAATAATATTCAGGTTAAATTTAAGGTATCTGAAGAACCGAAAAAGAAAGCTGAAAAATTCAAAGAATATCAATGTTTTTTGTTTAAATCAGATTTTGATGAAGGTGTATTTAAAATCTTTGTTGAAGATAAACTTAATACAAGTGTCGAATTAGAAATTATCGAATTGCTAACAGAAAAATTATATAGTTATAATACGATTAGAGATATGAAAGGAAATTAACATGGAAGTTAAACTTAACGATAACTTTAAATGGTTTTTAGAAAGTTTATTAAACGAAGGTTTCGATCAATTCTTTATTGATGATATGTACGGTGCTGTATTTACTAAAAATGGTAAAGTTAGACCTATTGATTGTGCTAATTTTATTACGAGCAACTTATATAGTGCTTGCCCTGATTTAAAAGAAAATACTGGATATAATATTAAAGATTTTATTGAAGGTAAACTTATTAATAATAATTTTAAATTCGGCGATAAAATTATTGTAAAATTTAATGGTCAAGAATATGAAGGTATCTTCGTTAGAAAAAGAGGCGAAGCCAATATTGTTGTTATTAAAGAATTTAATAATCAATTGGCTGTTACCAATAAAGCTATTAAAAAAGCTGAATAATTAATTAATAAAGGTGAAAAAATGAAGGAATTTGATTTAGATAAACTTAAAGAAGCTATCGATCCTAAAGATCCTAAGAAAGCTTTAAAATATTTAGGCGAAACGATTACTCGTGAGCAAATGTATACGTATATCGTTAATAAAATTATTGATCAAAAAGATAACGAATGTATATATATGCCGATGCCGACTATTTATAATTTATTCATGAGCTTTATTCAAGATATGTGTGATGAACCATATAAGTTATTAAGCGATATCATTCAGGAAAAACCAAATCTTGAAATTAAAAAGCTTAAAGAACTTGAAACTAAAGAAGTTGAAACTGTCGGTCCGGTTGCAAAATATTTGCTTAACAAATTTAATCTTGAAGATTATGATGACTTCAGAAAAAAATATATCGATACAGATTTTGAATATCGTTGGTATCCATTGTTCGTAAAATATATTTTAGAAAAGAATAATGGTACAGCTAAAAAGTTCGAATTATTAAGCCCGTTCTACGCTCCTAAAAATAGTACGAGCGATTATGACCTTTTTGCTCCTGAAGATTTCGAAGTTATCGACGATTATCAATTCGCCGACGAAAGGGACAAATAAAATTTATAATGCGTTTAGTTTATTAAGACGTCAAAATAACACTCGTGATTTTAATCATAAGATACATTTTGATAGAATAGTAAGCCTATTGGGAAACTAGTAGGTAGTGACGGTTCTTACCCGTCCAACGAAGACACTGAATTGCTGGAAACTCCTAAAGCTCAGAGTGCCCTTGCGGCGACGAAAGTAGAAACAAATTTCTGAGATGAGATAAGGTTAAATCCTAAGTCTTATTAATAATGGACAATCAGCAGCGAAGCTTCGTATTAAAATACGAAGAACGTTCAACGACTAGACCTCGTGAGGGTCGTACACTATAAGCGTTTGATAGTGGAAGTGGTGTCGCCTAAGTCGTAATTATTACGATATGGATAAGATATAGTCTGTGCTTGTGCGAAAGTACAAGGTGCGCGTAATGGCGCCGATCGAAGAGTAGCGTCTTTAATTGAACAATCATCCTCTCTAAAAAGTATTCTTCGGTTTTATATATTGAAATTAAACACCAAATTTGGTAATATAATAGTATATATCTATTATTTTTACGAAAGGAGGTGTACCTCATGAATAAAAGTTTTAAAGTTAGAATTTATCCTAACCAAGAACAAAAAATCTTAATCGAAAAAACATTTGGTTGTATAAGATACATATATAATTTTATGTTGAATTTGAAACAAAAGTTATATAATTTTTATAAAATTAATATAACATATAATAATATGTGTAAAATTCTTACTGAGCTTAAAAAGCAAAAACCTTGGATTTATGAAGCTGATGCTGTAGCATTACAGCAATGTATTAAAGATCTTGATACTGCATATATTAATTTTTTTAATGGAACAGGATATCCTAAATTTAAGACTAAACGAGGTAAAAACTCCTATCGTACTACGAATAGATACGTTAAGATAGATGTCAAAAATCATACTATAAAAATTCCTAAAGTCGGTGAAATTAAATTTAGAGATAAAAATAATTTTAATAATCTTAAAAAGATTTATAATATTACTATTTCTAGAACTGCTAGCGGTAAATATTTTGCTAGTATTTCAGCCGAAGTCGATATCAAAGCTTTTGCGAAAACCAAGAAAAGCTGCGGTATCGACTTAGGATTAAAAGATTTTTGTATCTTGAACGATGGAACTAAGTTTAATAATCCAAGATTTTTAGTACATAATAAAAGACGACTTAGATTATTACAAAAATCTTTAAGTCGTAAAGTTTATGGTTCTAGAAACTATGAAAAGGCAAGAATTAAGCTAGCTAAGTTTCATGAGTATATTTCTAATTGTCGTAAAAATTATTTACATAAAATATCTACATTCTTAGTTAGAAATTATGATGTTATTTGTGCCGAAACTTTACAAGTTAAAAATATGCTTAAGAACCATAAGTTAGCTAAAGCTGTACAAGATGTTAGCTGGTATGAATTCTGTCGACAACTAGAATATAAATGTTTATGGTATGATAAAAAATTTGTACAGATTAATACATATTTTGCATCAAGTCAAATATGTTCTAATTGTGGATTTAAAAATTCTGGCATTAAAAATCTAGATGTTCGTGAATGGACTTGTCCAGAATGCAATAAACATCACGATCGAGATATTAATGCTGCGACTAATATTCTTAATCAAGGATTAACTTTAATATAATTTCAATATATAGAACCGTGGGACACTCGGAGATAGCCTATCATATCTTAGCGTAAGACATGCAGTGAACTTTTGTTTGCTATGCTGCTGTTGAATAGGAACCTTGATGACTTTAGTCATAAGAGGATGTCAGAATAATAGAGTCTATCACATGGTCTATCTAACAGATGCTGTATTAAAAGACGGCATCTATGTTAGTGAAGGCTTATGTGAAGACGGTAAATCTTATATTATTAATTGGGAGGATAAAGATTTTGACATAGAATATCCTAGTTCAATTTCTTTAGCATAAACTGAGTAATATATAATTGCCAGTACTGTTAAAATATACATAAGTATGCTGGTTTTTTAGTATAACGAAAGGAAACAGCATGAGTGCATCCTTTGTAGTATCGATTATCCAGCTACTCATGCTAATGGGTACTTTCATACTTTGTATAGCTTCTATATTAATAGTAGCTGGAATATTCGATCTTCTTTGTTCTAAAGAAGAAATACGTAAAAAAGAAATTGGGACACAGTTAACATGGAGTATTGTCGCATTTATTGCAACATTATTTTTCATATATATATTATTCGATACACAAAATTTAATCGAAATTAATATGGTGCCTCAACCTCCATATGGACCGTATCGATAAAACTATCGATTGTATTTTTGAATTAGTGTTTTTTAGCCTTGGAGATGGTTGAAATCGCTGATTTTCAAGTCGCCCTACGATTTACTATTAATTTTAATAGTAATAGGAAAACGAGTAGAAAGTTAGGAGATCAAACCTATGAAAATTTTAAAAACTGTATTTTTTGCTTTTACGTTAATGTTAGGTATGCTTTGCATGCCTAACGCTAATGCTACTGAATTAACTGCATATACGCATACAGGTAGCGTTATGGCTAACGGTGAATGGCCATATGAGGGCGCAGTTGCTAGTAACGACTATGCTCTCGGTACAATTTTAAATATTAATGGCTACAATTACGTAGTTGCTGACCGAATGGCACCTGGTATCCATGGAGTTATAGATATCTTCATGAACGACTATGATCGTGCAATTCAATTCGGTCGTCAATACGGCGAAGTATACGTCGTAAGTTAATATAATCGATCCATTTTACGTATTATTACTCTCCCGTTAGTACTGGATACTAATCCAGCACATGTATATTTTTTAATTTTAAATATTTTTAATTGCTGGTTCTCGTCACAGCAACTGTCAATAAATAAGGATAGACGTATTTCTTATGAATAATTTACTAAAAGATTTGTCGGCATTTGGATATGCCAAAGCTCTCGGCCTTCGGACGAGATTTTTAAGTCGTGAATTTTGGACATCGTTTGCATTTACTGTTATTTTTTTAGCTAATATGATTGCTTTTGATCAATGCAACAATATGATAATGTTTCACTTAACAGTATTGTCTTTACCATATTTAATTGTATTATTTATATTAAATGCAATCTATCATAATACAGTTATGTATTTACTAGGTAAAGTAAAACGTGTCGATGAAGAAAACGAATTGTATTTAGCTAGTATTGCTGGTTATGCAATTTTAAATAATATTATGAATGCCGTCGGTATTCTATTTAGTATGACCGGATTATTTTATTACTCCGGCTTCGACCAAGGGATTTTAATGAATCCTATTCTATTCGTGTTCATTGTATTCTTTGTGATTTTTAACACATATATCTGTTTAGCAAATATGGTGAACGGATTTAAAGTATATTTAATTACACGTAATCAAGAGGAGTAAACAATGGCTATATTATGGAAAACAACAAAAGCTAATAAAACGAGTACATATAAAGGATATGTACCGATACCTTCGACAATTGACGAACCATCGTTTGCTGAAAAATGGAAACGGTGGCGTACTGGAGACCCTGCTAAATTTTTAACATATAAAGATTTACAGGAATTAGTCTTATACTGTTACAATAAAAATTTCAGTGTAACGACGACAGAATTAGAATTAGTTTTCCATGATAAGCATATTTATGACAAAGAAACGGCAATTAAATATATTAATGAACATATGAATGAATTTGGCTATATCGATGAATATAGCGGACGAGTTATCAATCCTAGTCAAGGAGGTAGCAATACAGGAACTAATAATAGTAACGGCAACGGTAGTTGCAGTTGCTGTTGTTGCTGTAAAAAACCATAATGGACATACATAAAATATATACCGATATTTTAACTAGTTATAATATTTTGACTGTATTTAAAGGCGATGTTAATAAAGAAGACTTAAAAATCATTATTAGTTTATTTTTATTAAGCTATACAAATTTAAGTATTATTAATCGAGATCGCAGTCTTAAAAAAGACCAAAAGGTCGAGAATTTCTTTAACGCTATCGATAAGATTATCGATAAACGATTTGTTAAAGATATTCTTGATCAAGAAACATTAGAATCTATCGTATTAGATTTTAATAAACGTATTAAATATATGAAAGAACATGGACTCGATATCGAAGTCTATGAAGAAATGAAGACGCCTGGTGTCGATTCGATTAAATATATTATCGAATAAGTTAAGCTCCCCACGATAAATTTATCGTAGCGGGAGCTTTTTTAATTGGAGGAAGAATGCGAAATATAGATTTAATTCGTAACTATAATAAAATCCAAGATATTGTCGCTATTTTTAATAGTATTAAAGTAAGTCGTCGAGCTGTATTCGGTGAAGAAATTATTAAAAAACAAACTATTAATGTGGAATTAGGCAAATTGTTTGTTAAATATAAAGTACTTGACGACTATCCTGTCTTTAAAATTCTTGTGAAACTACTTGTTGCATGCTATAATAATCCTGAAGAAACTAATATTTCTGAGCTTAAGATCACAAATGATCTTACAGACGATGAAATTAAAGATATTTACGATGAATTAGATAAACAAATTAAAGATAATCCGGGTATCTTCGCATGAATTTGACAGTTAATCAAATTATGAGCTTAGAGGACCCAGAAGAATATATTCGTGGATTATTCGTAAGACTTTGCATTATCAATTATCGTATTAAACAAAAAGGATTAACTAAAGAAGATCAGTATGAAGTCATGCAATTAATTGAAAGTATCGCTAATACAGTCGGATATAAAGAAGAAATTCTTAATAAGTGTATCGATATATTTAGCGTTACGATGAATATGCATCATGACTTTTACTTATCTTGGGATCTAGTCGAAGAGTATTTAAAGGATAAAGTAAAGTTATTATGATTTTTCTTAAAGAAAATGTTTTAAAACATGTCGATAAGATGATTGTCGACTTAAACTTTCCAGAACAAATTGGTAGTTTGCAAGAATTAAAAGAAGTTATTACACAGGCAATTAATTATAGCACGAGTACTGATCGATCAGAACAATTGTATTTTAGTTTAAATGAAAAACGATTAATCTTATCGATCGATGAACAGAATTTAGGTACGTTCTATTCTGAAGAGTCAGATATGCCAATTATATGGTCAGAAATCGAAGATTTTGTACCGTCGCCACATGAAGACGATCAATATATCTATGTAAGTACTGTATATGAAACAATCATTATTAGCGATAAGTTAAAACCATTATTAGTCGGTTTATTTTTAGATATTAGTTCAGTGTTACCAGTTAATTATATTAGGAGTTTTAAACATGAATGTAAATAAAGCTATTAAAGAAATTAATAATGCATTGACTAATACGGTCGTCGAAATATATGGTGACAGTGGATCTGGTAAAAGTTATATTGCTGATAAAGTTGCCGAGACAAAAGATTTTGCTTTGCTAATCGATAGTCTTATGCAACGTACAGAAGGTCAGTATTATATTATTCAGTCTAATAAATTGGAAGATGCTGAAGAATTAATTAAAGATTTTGACTTAATTGTTATCGATGACTTCTTCCAGTTAGCTGGTGATCCTCGGAATAATATTTACAAATTACAAGAATGGGTGTATAATAATAGAAAATTATCTATTATTTTAATTAATCAGATTCGTGCGAATTTTAATGAACGACGTCCAGAAAAATTTGTTCCGTATGCTGATTATTTACTACAACGTTACGCCGATCGACGATTCTTTACAGAATTTAAAGATGGCGAATATGTAATTACTCAAGTTAAATGAGGTGCACCTATGATTATTGTGATTTCTGGCCCGAGTGGCAGTGGCAAAAGTACGTTAGCCGGTTTATTCGAAGTTAAAGGTTTTAAACGTATCGTAACTTCGACTAACCGTGATCGTCGATTAAATGATCCAGAAGGTCAATATTATTTCGTTCCGAAAGAAGAATGGAACGACGACGATTATATTTGTGTCACTAATTATGGTGGCAATAAATATGGTATCGATAAAGGTTATTTTGACGAAATTAATAAAGACTTAAATTATATTGTAGTATTAGATGAAGCTGGTCTTAAAGAGCTTAAAGAATACTATGACAATGTATATGGTTTTTATTTAAACGTAGTCGAAAAAACATGTCGTGAACGTATGGCGCAACGTGGTGATGCTGCCGACAATATTGAAAAAAGAATTGCTTACGATAAAGAACATCATCGTTTCAATTATTTAATTGACGATGATGATTTATACGATCAAGCATTCTTTGGCGAAGATCATCCATCTATGATCATGCGTCAAATCATGGACTATTTTAATAATAATCCAGATAGCGAAGAAACGATCGACGAAGGCGAAGAGATTCTTGCTATGCTACACAAACAAAAATAAATAATATATAAAGCCCCTTTTATAGGGGCTATTTTTAATATGGAGGAAAAATGGCATATTCTAATAAAATCGAACAGGCTGCTGTAATTTTATTCGAAGAACGTGACGATCGTAATAAATTAAGTTTACGTATTCGCGATCTATGTAATATGGATTGGTCTACCGAAACATTTACGTCATTTTCTGCTATGTGTGCTATCGAAATGGCTAAGAAGCATCATTGGGCCAAAGAATGGTCTAATATGAATTCATTGCATATGGCAAGAATTTGGTGTGTCTTAAATGCCGATGGCGATTCTTTGCGAGAACGTATCGATAATGCTGGCTTTACAGGCCAAAAAATTAACGAGATGATTATCGAAGGTGGCGGAACATTAAGAAAACAAAAGTTTGATAAAGCTATTCGTCATAGCGAATGTTTTACCGATGCTGAAATTAAGCTTTTAGAAGCTATTAATAATAAGACTAAGAATAAACGTTTAGCATCGATGCGTGAAAAGATTACGCCAGAACATCGTGAATTGGCAACGAAACATCGTTTAGAGTCTGCTAAATATAATAAACGTAAAAAAGCTGCTAGTAAGATCTTAAAAGAAACAGTTAAAACTGTTAAAGAAACTAAGAAGCCAGCTCCACGATACGTTACGTATAAATGTATCGTTATCGATAGCAAAAAAAGTAAATTTGACAATATTGTCAATGCAATTAAATTAATTTTGAGTGGTAATTTTAAGGAAGTAAAGGAAGAAGTCCGTGAGTGTAATTAAAGATAATGACGGTGTTCGCATCGGTATTTTTGATAAAATGCTCGAAGAGCGAGTATTATTTATCGTCGGAGAGATTAATGACGAGTTGGCAAATTCTATCGTTGCCCATTTGTTATATCTTAATAGTAAAGATAGCCGTAAACCAATTACATTGTATATTAATAGTCCTGGCGGTGTTATTACTTCCGGATTAGCTATTTATGATACGATGAAATTAGTTAAAGCACCTGTGCATACTATTGGTTATTAAGATGCTAAAATAACACTCTTGATTTTAATCATGAGATATATTTTAGTAAAATAGTAAGCCTATTGGGAAACTAGTGGGTAGTGGCGTTCTTACGCGTCCAACAAAGACACTGAATTGCTGGAAACTCCTAAAGCTCAATTAACTACAATACAATTTTGTATGAATGTGGCGAAAGCAGAAAAAATAATTGAGATGGCGTATGGTTAAATCCTAAGCGTTGTTAATAATGGACAATCAGCAGCCAAGCTTAGCACGTTAGTGCGAGAAGGTTCAACGACTAGACCTCGTGAGGGTCGTACACTACAAGTCTATAATGGTAGTGGAAGTGGTGTCGCCTAAGTTATATATTTTAAATATATAATAAGGATAAGATATAGTCTGTGCTCATGTGAAAGCATGAGATGCGCGTAATGGCGCTGACTAGGAAGTGACGATTCTAGTTGAACGAGACCTCATAAAATATGATTCTAAAATGTCCTGTAAAATGTTACTAAAAAATTGCTTTTATAGTAACAATATGTTATAATTATCTCGTAATATATCATTAGAAAGCGAGGTGATTATAACATATGTATCTAACAATAAAGCAACAGGTAAAACATTTAACTAAAGAAGAATATAATATTCTAAGAGAATTATGCAGAACAGCTAAGAATTTAACAAATCAAACAATTTATAATATTCGACAACACTATTTTCAAGAAAAACAATATCTGCGATATGAAGCTAATTGTTATGAAATGAAAAGTTATGAAAATTATAAATTGCTAAATGCTAATATGTCTCAGCAAATTCTTAAAAATGTTGATGCAATGTTTAAATCCTTTTTTGCTTTAATTAAATTAGCAAAACAAGGTAAACATGATTTTAAGCATATAAGATTGCCTAATTATTTATCCAAAAATGGATATTCAAATTTAATTATTGGTCAAATTAGGCTTAGAAAAGATAATTTTTTAACTATTCCATTTTCTAATGCTTTTAAACAAAAACATAAAGGAATTAAAAAAATTCAAATTAAAATTCCTGATATTTTAAAAGATAAAAAGATAAAACAAATTCAAATCATTCCTAAATTTAATGCTAGGTTCTTCGAAGTTCAATATACTTATGAAATCCAAGAAGAAGAAATTAAATTAAATACTAACAATGCACTGGCTATTGATTTAGGTGTTAATAATTTATGTACTTGTGTTACTAATACAGGTAAATCTTTTATTATCGATGGAAAAAAGTTAAAATCTATCAATCAATTCTTTAATAAATATAATGCAAAATTACAATCTATAAAAGATAAACAAAATATTAAACGACAAACAAAACAGCAATTTTTAATTTCTCGTAAAAGAAAAAATAGAGTTGATGATTATATTAATAAAACATGTCGTTATATTATTAATTATTGTCTGACTAACGATATTGGAACTTTAGTTATTGGATATAACCAGTCATTTCAATGTAAAACTAACTTAGGTAGAAAAAATAATCAAATTTTTACTCATTTACCATTCGGCAAGATTAGAGAAAAATTAGAATACTTATGTAAACGATATAATATTAATTATATCTTACAAGAAGAATCTTATACTTCTAAAGCTAGTTTCTTTGATAATGACGAGTTACCTATTTATAATGCGGATAATCCACAAACATATGAGTTTAGTGGTAGTCGTGTTAAACGAGGTTTATACCAAACTAAAGCTGGTTATCACTTTAATGCAGATTGTAATGGAGCATTAAATATTCTTCGTAAAAGTAAAGCTGTAGATCTTAGTATCTTATGCTATAGAGGCGAACTGGACACGCCTAAAAGAATAAGGATCTATTAGATTAAACTTCTTAATAAAGGAATTTTATATTCCTTTTAGAATCATGTGACTTTAATCATATGAGGTTCAGGGTATGTGTGCTAGTATGGCTAGTTTTCTATTAAGTATGGGCGATAAACGTAGTGTATTGCCTAATACTTGTGTAATGATTCACCAACCATTAGGTGGTGCACAAGGTCAACAAACTGAAATTGAAATCACTTATAAACGAATTACGTCTCTTCGTGAAAAACTAGAAAAGATGTATGCCGAAAAATCTAACGGCAAATCTTCTTATGAACAAATTCACGAAGCTTGTGAACGTGATAACTATCTTGATGCTAAAGAAGCATTAGATATGGGTTTAGTTGATGAAATTATCGGGGGTGACGAAGAATAATGAAATGTTCATTCTGTGGTAAAGACATCAACGATAATGAAAATAATCGAGTAACCTTTAGTTCTTCCGTAGACGAAAATATTTTCATCTGTCAAGATTGTGTTGAAAATATGAGTATTCAGTTAGTCGAAGATAATCCAGATTTAAATTTTGGTGTTAACTTAGAAGAAGATTTTGGTCTTGAAGATACGCCAAAGCCAAAAGTTAAAAAGTCAAAATTATTGCCTTCACAAATTAAAGAATATTTAGACGAAAGTGTAATTAATCAAGATTATGCTAAGAAAATTTTAAGTGTAGCCGTTACTAATCATACTAAGCTATTAGAGTATAATGCACTAAAAAAAGAAAAAGCTGGTGTCGATGTAGAAAAAGGAAATGTACTCATGATTGGCAGCAGTGGTGTGGGCAAAACTTTCCTCATCAAACAAATTTCTAAAATGCTAAAAAGGCCTTGTGTTATCGTCGATTGTTCAAATTTAACAAAAAGTGGATTCGTTGGGGAAGATGTAAACAGTATAATTACTAAATTATACAGAGAAGCTGGCGAAGACGTTTCGAAGACTGAACAAGGTATTGTGTATATCGACGAAATCGATAAGATTGCTGCTCGTGATCCTGAAAATGCAGGCGCTCAAGGTAGCGATATTGGTGGCCGTGACGTACAGTACGAATTATTAAAACTTGTCGAAGGTGGTAAAGTAGCCATCAAAACAGGCGGTATGTTAGGTCAAGGTTCGACAGTTGAAATCGATACGACAAATATTTTATTTATTTGTGGCGGTGCATTTACCGGTATCGAAAAGAAAATTGCCGAACGCTTAAACAAATCTGTCGATAACGGTTTCGGCTTTACGAATGTAAAGTCCGAAAACGAAATTCAAGACGAAATTACCTATAATGGTTTAATTGATAATATCTTACCAGAAGATTTAAGTAACTTTGGTATTATCCCAGAATTACTAGGTCGATTACCAGTTATTTGTCCATTAAAAGAATTAAGTATCGAAGATTTAGAAAATATTTTAACAGAACCTAAGCATGCAATCTTTAAACAATTAAAAGAATTAGTAAATATGTATGGTGTCGAATTAGAATTTGATGACAATACGATTCATACGATTGCTAAATTAGCTTATGAACGTAAAACTGGTGCTCGTGCGTTGCGTAGCGTATGTGAAGCATTAGTCGACGATAAGATTTTCGAAATCACTCCGAAAACTAAGAAAATTAAAATTACTAAGGAAGATGTCGAAAAGAAATTTGAATATTATTTGAAGAAGGAGGAAGAATAATAAAGATGTACGATTTAGTATCTCTTACTGAAGCAGCTTTAATTACAGCTATCGATAAATTAGCTAATAATGCTGATAAATTAACAGTCGACGAAATTAGACTGTTTCATGAAATGTATATTGCTGGTACTATCGAAAAACTTCAACAAAAATTTGAAGCTGCTGAAAAAGATGCTCAAGAATTCTTAGCTAAAGAAGAAGCTAATGAAACTGCTGTATCTGAAATCGTAACGGCTAAGGAAGAAGTTAAAGAAGAAAAACCTAAAGCTAAACGTGGTCGTCCTAAAGCAAAAGCTAAAGAAGAAGACGTGCCCGTAACAGATTTCGAAGGCAATGTATTGCCTCCAGAAAAATTAGCTAAAGGTAGCGAAGATAAAGTTCATGATGAAGAACCGACATTCGTACCCAGTAAAGCAGAAGTTAAACCTGAAGTCGTTGTCGAAGAAGCTTCTGCAATTGAAGAAGCAACAAAACCTTTAGAGTTTAACGAAGCTCAATTAGATTGTTATGTATCGGAATTTAAACGTGAAGAAACATTCGAATCTAATCCTGAAGCAAAAGCTAAACTTACGTCTCAACGTAAGAAAATTAATGCTTTCGTAAAAGAAGCCGAAGGTAATAAGGCAGTATTACGTAAGTATTTCGATGAAATTTTAGACGATGCCGACAAAGGCATGTCGTTTAAAGAAATCACACCTTTCTATGTCGATAATTTAGCTCATTATTTAACGTTACGCGAAGAATTAGCACGTTATAATGAAGATCAAATTGTCGAAAAGATGAAAGAAATTTCTGGCGGAGTATTGCACGATATTTCTCAATTGAATCGTTACAATATCGAAGCCATTTTAACAGTTCTTAAAGCATAATATATGCTTAAGATATATATTTAAAATTTTATTTTAAAAAGGAGACTTTTAACTATGTCTATGAACAAATTGATTCTACAAGGTCGTATTCCTACAAGTGAAAAATTCCGTTTTGATGTTCGTTTCGGCGATGGCGAAAATGAACGTTCTTTTGCTAATTTCCAAATGTCTGTACGTCGTAATTGGAAACCAAAAGATGAACAATACTATCCAGAAGACATCTTTAATGTAGTAGCATATGGTCCTAATGCTGACGTTATTGGTAAACACGTAAAACGTGGCGAAGAATTCTTGATTGCTTGTCATTTGCAAAATAGAACATACGAAGACAAAAATGGTAACACAGTATATACTAATGACATTATTGTCGACGAATTCTATTTTGAAGATCATCGTTCTGGTGGTAATAGCGAATCTAATTTCGATAACTTTGATGATGCACCAGCTAATAAGACAACAGAAGATGACGACGACGTTCTCGATATCTAATAATTGTTAAGTTAGCCATCGTATGTTATAATTATAGTGGGTATACACAGTGTATGCCCACTATTTTTATTATATCTACGAGGTGAGCTCATGGATCAATTAGAGCATATCGATTCCCAGATACAAGACTGGGAGAAGTTTTTTAAATTAGATAATGAACTTAGAAGTAATCTAAATCAAATTTCAGAATACGTCGGAGAGAAACTTGCTAAAGGTAAATTTGGTGAACCTATTCAAGTCGAATTCGACAATAAAATATTCCAGTTTGTATTTAGAGTCGGTACTTCTGGTTTACGTGGTCGTGTAGATTCTTATATTGCCAGTAGTAAACTACTAGTAAAACCTAGAGGATTTAAGGCACAAGTCGATTTTAATCAAAACGTATCATTAGCCGAGACGATTGGTGAAACGGCTCGAGGCATTTTGTATCGTTATTATGATTTAATCGATGATGAAGATCACGTATATTAGGAGTTTTTATGTTATTAAAAAATATGATTTGCGGTTTGCGTAATTATTTTAAGAATACTTATAATAATAACGTCGACGCACAATATTTAAGTATTTTAACTAATATTATTGCTAACGGTACTCGTAAAGAAAATCGTACAGGTACTGCTGCGTATAGTATTCCGCATCAGCGTATGTCTTTTGATTTATCAAAAGAATTTCCATTATTAACAAGTAAATTTGTCGGTCTTAAAACAGCGATAAAAGAAATGTTATGGATTTGGCAAGATAAATCTAACGACGTTAATATATTAAATAAAAAATACGGCGTTAAGATTTGGAACGAGTGGAAACGTACTGACGGTACTATCGGCAAAGCATATGGGTATCAGTTAGCAAAACAATATAAGTATTTTGACGTTAATGCTGAAAACGCCTTTAAACTTAAAAAAGAAGGCAAAATTAGTGATTATCGCGTCGGTAAAAATGGCGAAATCTACATGGATCAGGTCGATAAATTAATCTACGATTTACATTATAATCGTGATAGTCGACGTATGGTCGTTAGTTTGTGGAATGTCGAAGATCTTAATGATATGGCATTACAACCTTGTGCATTTTTAACTGAATGGAATGTTACCGATGGTAAATTGCATTGTTTGCTCAATATCAGATCAAATGATTTTTGCATTGGAAATCCCTATAATATCGCACAATATGCTATGTTAGTATTAGTATTAGCTAAAACTAGCGGATTAAAACCTGGTAAATTTACCGTTATGATTAATGATTGTCATGTATATGAAAATCATTTAAAAGGTGCTGTTCAGCAATTAGCTAATAAGACATATGTATTACCAAAAGTAACGTTAAAAGAAGGCTTCGACAGTTTTTATGAATTCGATGCCGATTGTTTTGAGGTTAAAGATTATAAACATAGCGGCAAAATCGAATTTGAGGTTGCCATATGATTAATATAATCGTTTGTAAAAATAACTTCGATTATATCGGCAAAGATAATCAAATGCTATATAATATTCCAAAGGATTTAGCATTCTTTAAACGAAAAACCGTTAACCATGTAATTATAATGGGTCGTAAAACATTTGAAAGTTTGCCTGGTTTATTACCTAACCGTGAACATTGGGTTATTACCAGAGATCCGAGTTTTAATAAAGCTCGTTCATTTAATAGTATCGATGACGTTCTAGAGGCCATCGATCCAAATGTAGACTATTATATTATAGGTGGCGGTGAAATATATAAACAATTTATGCCGTATGCTAATTGTTTATATATAACAGAAGTCGACGATTTTAAAGTAGGTGATGTTAGATTTCCACCGATTAATATGACAAAATGGAGTCTATCTGTTTCGCGTACTGATGTCGATGAAAAATCTAATTTAACCTTAAGATTTAAGAAATATTTACGAAAGGGCTAAACCTTGTGAATAATTTCATTAATATAGCCGGAACATTATGCGATATTAAAAAATCTCACACAGAACGTTCTGGTCAAGATATATATTCTGCTAACGTTAGTATGAATATTGAAAAGAAACATATTAAAGTGCCTGTTCAATTTAAAGATAATGTTAAACAGGTCTATAATTTAAAAGAAGATTCACACGTAAATCTATACGGTGAATTACGAACAAAAAATCTTAAACAAGATAATGACAAAAGCAAATTAAGTGTATTTGCTTTTATTACACAAGGCAATCGACAAGTTAATAATTATAACGAAGTTGTATTAACTGGTTTTATTTGTAAGAAAAGTAAAATTATTAATAAAAAAAGTCATAATATCTGTAGCGTGATCATTGCTGTTAAACGTAATAACGATACGGTACATGACTTTATTCCTTGTGTTGGTCACAATTTAAATGCAAATTTATTTCGAGATATGAAACTTAGAACTAATATTAAAGTTATCGGTAAATTTGTTAATCGCGAGTATTACGATCATAAAGAACAATGTACGAAGATAACATACGAAGTTCTCGTAAGAGATATTCAGGTGTTACCATGATTAATCTTCGTAAACCGATCGTACGATTTGAAAAAGATTCGTTATATCGTGTAACAAAAGAACCCGACACATATCTTAAAATAGAAAATCGTGTATATTATTTTTATACGCGATTAAATAATTATCTTAATTATAATATGCATATGCGATATCTAATCGTTACTAAGCAAGGCTGGTATAAGGTAGTTAATGGCGAGATGTTCGATATTGGGCGAAAACAAAAAATCATCACTTTATCTAATAATGATGATGAAATTGTGGCAATCGAACCATTATACTCAAATTTATTCTACGTTGTCACAACACATAATAAAATTCTTTTAGTCGATATCGAATTTAAGCCAATGAACTTACGTACGACACGTGAAAGTTCTGGCAAAAAGAATCTTGTTAAACTAAGTAACGGCGAAGAAATTAAATTGGTTCTTAATCGTTTTTACGAACAAGAACTTAATAGCCTACTTATTATTAATGATCGTGGAGAAATAAAGGTTATCGACGATGCCCCACATCGAAGAAAAGGTAATTTGCCGAAACCTATCTCCAAAGATACCCCAATTAAACTTATTGTTCCTTTAAATAAATTAAATAATTCGATTATCGGTATCGATAATTATATATATTTACTTAATGAATATGATTTTAAAGATTACGTTAAAAAATATAACGGAATGTTTAAAAAATATCCTAAATTTAAAGGAAAAGTATTTACTAATTATGAATTAGTTAAAGGTGTAACATATTAATGGATACAGCTAATTTAGAAACGTCTTTGGCTTCGTATGTCGGTATGTTCTCTCAGACATTACAGGGAACAAATACCGAAAAGAATCAAGCTATTATTAGTACTTTTTTAAAAGTAATTAATAATTTAATGATTGCCGAAGACGTACAAAAAGATGTTGCTATTAAACCTATTATTATGTTAGTATTAGAGTACTTAGTAGACTATAATAATTTGCTTGCCAAAAATGGTAAAGCCGATCAAGATGTAGCTACGGCAATTAAAGTACTTAATACTATTTCCAGCAGACGATAGGAGGGTTTATATGGCAAGAAAAAAAGCAGAAGTCATTGTCGAAGATAAGGCTAAAGTAACTGATGCAGAACGTAGAAAACGTATTGAATTAGTTATGGCAAATCTTCGTAAGAAAAACGATGGTATTATTGTTGGCAAATTAACAGATCCTGAAGTGCAAGAACAACTTCATATCGAATTTATTCCAACACCATCAATTAATTTTAATTCTGCAACTGGCGGTGGTATCCCAAAAGGTAATGTTTGCATTATTGCGGGCGAGGCCGACAGTGGAAAAACAAGCTTAATTCTTGAGACTATTGGCAAAATGCATCGTGAAAATCCAGAAGGTCATTTTGCTTTATGGCTTGAAAGCGAAGCATCGTTAAATTTGGATTACATGGTAAATCAGTTTGGTATCGATCCAGAGCGATTTTTCTTTATTCAATTTGATCGAAATCATTCAGCTGAACAATGTTTAGATCAAGCCGAAGCATTATTACAAACTGGTGTTATCGATTTATTCTGCATTAATACATTAAAAGCATTGATTCCAGAATCTGAAATGAATAAATCGATGGAGCAAGTTAATGTTGGTGCTGCTGCTCGTATGAATAGCCGTGCGATGGGTAAATTCGTACCGTTAATTAAACAATACAAAACAGCAATGGTGTTAATTCAGCATTTAACAACTAATATCGGTGGTTTTAGTATGTATGGCGATAATTTGATTTTAGCTGGCGGTCGTGCTATTCGTACAGCTAGTATGCTAACTGTCGAAATGCGTAAGGCTAGTGTATTAGATACTGATCCTATTGGAAAAGAAGACGGTATCAAAATCAATTGTAAGATTACTAAAAATCACTGTATTCCGAGAGAGTTTCCATACCGTAAGTTTACGTATTATGCAATCTTTGGTGAAGGTATCGAACAAATCCTTAGTACTCTTGATGAATTAATCGATATGGGTGTTATTCATAAAGCTGGTGCTTGGATGCAACAGCTTGATCCAAAAACTGGAGAAATTGTCGACAAATGGAATGGTCGCAATGCCTTTAGAGAAGACATGAAAACTAATCCTGACAAGCTTGAAAAGCTTAAATCTTTAATTCATGGTAGCTTCGAAACTCTTAGCGAAGAAGAAGTTGTCGAAATTAAAGAACAAGAAAAATTAGCCGAAGAAGCTGAAGAGGCTGTCAATGGCTAATTGTCTATTCGGAGACGAATGGTATACATGTCTTACGATTACAGGAAGTAAATGTACAGAATGTATTAAACATGACTCTGAATTAAGTAAGAAAAAATTAAAACAAACTAAATTTAAAGCCCGTCCAGACAAACGGATGGGCTCTAAGTTTGAGTTGAAAAATCATAACGCTAACGAAGCTTTAGTTAATGATGTCGTTAATCGTATGACTCCTAATAGCGGAGCTGGTAAGATTAAAGGCGATCAAGAAATTAAGGGTATTATTAACGTTAGCGAAGAATTAAAAACTCAAGTAGCTGAGAAAGCTCGTGGCAAAAAAACATTCACGATCCATAAAGAATGGCTCGATAAATTAAAGCGAGAATCTCAGGATCGAGAATTTTACTACTTGAAATTTTGTTTTCATGAAAGTGAAGACGATGTATTTATCGTCGTCGATCAAGAAATCATTATGTCAATGATTAAAACTATGATCGAAGACCGGAAAAAGGCTAATAATGCTGATCATCTAATACGATTAGCTAATCTCGAACGAGATAAAACAATAGCCGAAAACAATTTGTTGAGAGCCGAAAAGGCATTATTGGAGGAACGTTTAAATGAGCCTATTGAATGAAGCTCGTAGTAAACATGCCGAACGTATCTGGAATGAATATTTAGAAAATTATAAACAATATCCAGTACCAGAATATGTTAAGCAAGATTTACTACTTCCTATCAATTCTGAACCTGAAAAGCGTAGCGATATTTTAATTATCAAAGATCCGTATCCAGAAAGTACATCTGTATTTGATAAGGATCATGTATATGCTTCAGTGTTTAAAGTATTAAATAAGAATATTCCGATTAAAAGTAATACCGTAATCGATTGTTTGCCATATACTCCGTTCGTTACGATCGGAGATAAAATTAAATATCGTGCGCCAAATCTTGAAGAGCAAAAGGTTGCACGACGATATTTATATGAACTAATCGATTGCGTTAATCCTAAATTAATTATTCTGTTCGGGAATATTTCTTTACATATGTTTAAAGAAGATAGCACTATCTTAAAAGATAGAGGTACGGCTTTTACCAATATGGGTCATTTGTTCTTCCCAATGTATAGTGTTAACTATATTAAAAAATTGGAAGGAGAGATGAAGAAAGAAGCCGAATCTGTTCTAATTAAAGATATCGAAACGTGTAGTGCACTATATAAAATAATTATGGAGGAAAAATAATGCCGTTAGATAAAGATTTTGATCTATTCGATGAAATCGAAAATGAAGAAGTTCCTGGTTTAGATACAGAACTTACAGATACTGATAAAAAAGATCTCATTACTGATGAAGATACTGTTACTGTTAAAGAAGAAGTAACAGAAGAAATTAACGAAGAAACTGTTAAGGAAGATGAAGTTGTCGAAGACAACGAAGACGAAGAAGAGCCTACTATAGAACCAATTAAAAAAATTAAAACAACAGGCGAAACGTTCAATCGTATTAGTGATTTTATTGTCAATCCTGTAGCTGACGATGAATGGGAACGCTTTAAAAACGACACCTTGATTAAAATGTCTGGTATTCAAATTAAAGAAAATATTCCGCCTAACGTTATTCTACATGTAGCAGCTGACTTAGATAGCATGTATAGTTCTATTTATGACAAATACATGGAAACTAAAACTGGTCTTGAAAATCTTACGAATAAAGAAGATGGTATTCTAGCTGTTATTAAAGCAACGAATGCTAAAGGTTCTAATGAAACAGAACGTAAAGCCAATGGTGTTGCTGCAGCTGAAAAATATAAGATCGATAAGACTACCGTTAATCTGTTCCATTTGATTGCTGAAACACGTAGTCGTTTGAATTTTTTGCAAGGAATTATCGATCAAGTTCGTTTCAAAAAAGATTTATTAGTAACAGCATCTGCTGCAATTAAAGTGCTAAATAAGTAGACAAATAGCTCCTTTTATGATACTATAGTTGTATAAACAATGTAAGTATTTTAAAAGGAGCTTTCTCTATGTTAACACTTAAAGAAATTTTTCAAACAAGAAATATTACTCAAGACTTTTTTAAGTCTAATAAGTATGTAAATCAAGGCGCGTCATATTTAAGTATCGATGACGTTACTATGATTCTTAATGAGTTATTTAATGGCAACTGGTCTTTTGAAGTAGTACGTACTTGGTCAGAAACATATCTAGCTTATAATCAAGAAAAATCTGATAGTAAATTAGAAGACACATATTTCTATGCCCACGGTCGTTTAACTATTAATACATTAAACGAAGACGGATCTCCTTTACAAATCATTAAAGAAGATATTGGCAGTAATTGTGTTCGTAAATCTGATAAAAATAACCGTATGGATTATTCTAGCGGGTATAAATCTGCTGTAAGTAGTGCTTTAAAAGGCTGTGCTGCTAATCTAAATATAGCTGTATTTAAAGATGATAATTTCGATAATATTAAAGAATTTATCAATAAGAAAAAACTTAAAGCATATAAAGCTCAGGATGGTAAACGTTTTAGTGATATCGTTACTAAGTTTGCAGAAAATAATAATATTAGTCCGAAAGAAGCTTTAAGTGATCGCAAATTCTTAAATATGTTGGTATTATACATCGAAAGAGAAAGTGTGGAATAATGATTATCTCAGATCCAGAGGATAAAGTATATTTTAAATGTCCTCGATGCGGGAATCGACGATTCGAAAAGGTCGAATTATTTGAGTTTAAAATGTTCCCACGACAAAATGAATATACTGCATTAAAAGATGCGGATGTTTATCGTTGTCATAACTGTAAACATGTCGTAACGAAAGATCAAGTCCGTTAAGGGCTTGGTCTTTTTTTATTAGTATAGGAGAGAAAATGTTAATTAATTTGTACGATTATCGAATTAACATTAGAACGGCTGGCCCGTCGATGCACGATAATTTGCGAAGTGAATTATACTTTGCCGGTTGTCAGCGTGCTATGAACGGTACTCCATGTAAAGGTTGTTTTAACTATGATCTATGGCAAAGTGATACAGGTAGTATGATCGATCACAAATTAATAGTTCGTAAATTAAACGATATGGGATCTGTTAAAAGTGTTACGATTGTTGGTGGTGAACCTACCGATCAGATCGATGGCTTAGTTGAGTTATGCAAAGAACTAAAAGCCAACGATTATCATATCATCGTAATTACTTGGAAATCGTTAGAAGATATTTGGAAATTCGACGATGTCGATAAATATATCGAGCTATTTTATAACATCGATATGTTAGTCGACGGCGTATACGATGAACATCAACGTATTTATGATGATACCGAAACGGTTCCGTTATATAGTTTTGTCGGTAGTTCTAATCAATTAATTCATGACTTTAGTCAATATACTAAAGATCATAAAGTTCTTAAATCATATCGCATCACAAAAGATATTATCGATATGAAAATTCGTGAAGATGGAGGGGCTGAATTTGTCCGACGTAATTAATATTAAAGAAACGTTAATTAGCACATCATTAATTTTAGATCAAGATAAAAAAGACTTTTCTATCAAATATGATTTGACTATCGATGAAGATGATGCTGTATTAAATTTTACAATTACAAATGCTGATAAAAAAGAAACGATCAGCGAACATTTAGATTGGGACGACGACGTTATCCCGATGTTAAGTAAATGTATTAAAGGTAAATGTGCATTAACAGATCTAAAACAATATAAAGATTATGTTAACACATTAGTTGCCGAAAAATTTTTATTAGATTTTCTTAATGGCTTTGTCGATACTCTCGAAGTATTCTACAACGAAGTATGCAAAATTAGTAATCGAACTATTGCTGCTAAGCTTAATAGTGGTTTTACAGGTGCCATTAAGACTATCGATATCTTTGTTTCTCAAATGAATGAATATCTCGAAGAAGATAGAAAAATTAGTTTGGGTGCTTAATATTTAATAAATAAAGGAATTGAAAATGGATAATCTTAAATTAATTAACATGGGTAAGGGTAATGGTTATCGCCCTGTCGTATGGATTAAATCTTTTGAACGTGAACGTGCGATGTCTTATGTATTTAATCTTATCGATGAAGATAACCGTAATTTAGGTTCTTCTGATTTAGAAGATTGTTTCGCAGAAACAGAATCTAAAAAGGTATTAGTATTATCTCCTGAAAGATTTTTAGGAGAATTTAATCTTAATTCTTTGAAAAACAAAAAAGAACGTTCTTTCGATTATAACGAAGATATCAAAACAATCGATACACTTAAAAATAAACAACAAATTCGTAATGCATTAATGGCATTAGAAGCTTTAAAAGAAAATGAATTAAAAGGTTTGCCAGCATTATTCATCGAACCGAATTTGTTATTTACTAATGAAACCTATTTGTATTTATTTAGTAACATGATTAATTTTAAAGCTGATGGTTCTGCAATTTATGTTGTATCAACAGTAAGTCCTAACGAAAAAATTAAGAACTTATGCTACGAAGTAGATCTCGATGCACTTACATTAAAAGAAATTAAACGTTACTTAAATAAATATGAATGTGAAGATATCGACAAATGTGCCGAAGCTTTATTAGGTCTTACGTATATTCAAATGTTACAAACTATTGAATATGTAGCTAAAGGTAAAACTATTAATGAAGCTGATATTCATAAATTTAAATCTGAAAACTTCGATACGAGTATGCTCGAAGTAAGTCATCCTACTATGTCTGTCGATGATATGGGTGGCTATAAAGAATTTAAAGATTATGTAAAAACATTACCGATGTTCTACACAAAAGAAGCACGTGAAAAACATATTAAATCTCCTAAAGGTTTTATTGCATTCGGTGTGCCAGGTTGTTCTAAAACTGTATCGGCTAGTATTATTGCGAATACATTAAATGTTCCGCTTGTTAATATTAACTTAAGTAAAATTATGCAAGGCTTTGTCGGTGCTTCTGAAGCCAATATGGAACAAGCACTTAACCAAGTAAAACAGCTTAAATACTGCGTTCTTTTGCTTGACGAAGCGGAAAAACTCTTCGGAGGTTACGCTAGCTCCAATAGTACAGATGGTGGCACTTTGTCTCGTGTTATGAGTCGTTTGTTAACATTCTTGCATGAGAATGAAAACACTCTTACTATCTTTACCAGTAACGATATTACAAAATTACCTCCAGAATTATTACGTGCTGGACGTATCGATAGTCAGTGGTATTTCCCAGTACCTAGCAAAAAAGAAGCTCGTGAAATCTTAGATATCTATTTAGCAAAATATAATATTAAAGTAACGCCAGCTATGATGAAACATTTAATGTCTGGTATCGATAAATTTACTGGTGCTGAAATTGAACAAACTGTAATTAACTTACAACGTGTATTGTTCTTAAATCAAACAGAAACGTTGACTAAAAAATTAATCGAAGAAGCATTAAGTACTATCGTACCAGTAACACGTAGTTCTACCGATGCAATTCGTATGCTCGAAGAACATGCTCGTCGCTTTGCTGTATATGCATCTAAACCAGAAACTGATCTTATTGATGATGCTGAAAGCGAAGATTATTCTGTGTTTCAAGACGACGAAGAAGACGAAGCCGTAAGTATGTTTAAATAAGGAATTAGATTAATAGATGGCAATTATTAAGTTTAATGCTAATGCAAATGTCAAAAAGGAATCTAATTCTGATAAAGCTAAAGCATTAGCAAAACAATTAAATGAAAAAGCTGATAAGAAATTGAAGGAGGAGGCACAGATTCTCATTCGAGATATCAATGTCTGCCTTCAATCTCTTCAGGCCTTTGAGGCATTAACAGAAGATGTATTTCCTGTTAGTGAAGTATTAGCCGATACATTATCGACTATTACGCGAGTTATTGTTGACTCTAAGGGAAATACATTCTATAATGATAATAAGGCAGTCGAACTTCGTCAAAAGGCGAAAAAAGGCTATATTAAACGAACTTTTCCTAAAGAATATAAGTTCGTTAAAGAAAATATCTAGGTAATATATAGTTGTAATCTTGCAGCTATTTTTACAATATATGTACATATTTTATTTTAAAACAGGAGGACAATTATAATGTCTAAATACGTACGTCAACAAATCGAAACTTTATCTGATGTGGATCAAAATGTATTCATGCAAATGATGCAAGATGATCGTTTTGAAAAAGGCTTTACTGTCGATTTCGACGATAAACGCCTTGCCAACAATTACTATGGTGTAACAGTACCAAAAGATCAACGTGATGTTGATTGCACTGTTCGTATCGACGGCAAAACTCAAGTAGGTCTTGTATTCAAAGAAGATGGTAAACTTGAAATCCGTGGTGATTTCTGGGGCACTAATATGTCTTTGAAAACTTTGTCCGAACAATTGGGTATGTTGTATCAAGCATATAACTTTGCTTATCAATTGGACGCTATGAACTTCATGGGTCAAATCGAACAAACTCAAGATTATATTGAACTTACTTATACTCGATAAGATAGATAATAGGGGTCATTTTTTGGCCCCTTCTATTTATTTTTTTAGTTAATCAGAAAAGGAATAGTTAAAAATGCAAGAAATTAAAATTCGTATTACAAAAGACGGTCAAGTTACATATGAAACTCAAGGTTTCCAAGGTCAATCTTGTGAACAAATTGTTCAACAAGTAATGGTATCTAACGGTAAAATCGAAGAAGATACTAATAAACCAGAATACTATGATAGTGTTCCTGAGTTTATTAATAATATTGGTCAATAATAAATAAGAAAAATAAGCCGGCAGTTAATTCTGTCGGCTTTTATATATTTTAATAGTTTAGGCATATAGCCTGCTATATGTTTTATATTATAAATATAGGAGGCTGTATGTCTAAGTTATTAGAAGGTTTAAATGAGGAGGATAATATGTCAGATTTATTAAAAAATTTAAATGAGCAACAACTGCCAGTTGCAATGAGACTTCATGGAAAATTCATTGTGAACGCAGGTGCTGGTTCTGGTATTGTACTTTAATTTTTTATATGGTATAATCTTCATAGGAGGTGTTCCTATGAACCAACATACATCAAAAGAATTATATAATTGAATTGAAAATCTTATTCCTGAAATAAAAATAATGTTAGATGCTAAAAAAACGTTAACAGAAATTGCAAAATATTTTAATTTTAGCAAAGATACTTTATGTAATTATCTTGATAAAAAAGGAATAAGAAAAAAACGCCAAAGAAAAATATATTTTTCAAATAATATTTTAGAATATGCTTTTAAAGAGTGTAAAGATGGAAAATCTATTGCTTTAGTTGCTAGAGAATTAAACATTAATGATGAAACTTTAGCAAAAGATTTATTGCAAAAATATAACTATAAATCAGGATCTGATGGAAAAAAATATTGCAATTCAGATTATTTTGAAACAATAAATACAAAAGAAAAAGCATATTGGCTTGGATTTTTTAGTGCCGATGGATATGTTAATCAGTCAACAAGATCTATTGAATTTTGTTTAAAAGATGAAGAAGCTGTTATATTATTTAAAAAAGCATTAAAATCTAAACATAAAATATCTTGTAAAAATGGAAAATATTATAGATTATCTATTAAAGATAAAAAAATGTCTCAAGACTTATTATCTTTAAATCTTGATAACAATAAAACATATAATTATTCTATTCCTATAGATAAGATTCCTGAAAAATTAATGTCACATTTTTTAAGAGGATATTTTGATGGAGATGCTTATATAGGAATAAGTAGTCAAAATAAATTTGTTATTTCTATAACAGAAGCATCTAATAAAGTTATGATTGATATTTAAAAAATATTAAAAAAAGAATTGAATATTGATTTTAATATTAGATATAACAAAAGAAATTTATATGTTTTCTCTATTGCAGGAGAAAAAGCACAAAAAATATCAGAATATATTTATAAAGGCTCTAATAAAGAAATTCGATTGGAAAGAAAATATAAAAAATATAAAGAATATTGCCGTCTAAGATCAACTTCTAAACGAAGATCTTAGATTATCAATGGGGAATTAAGCTGGAAGGCTAAGTGCAAAAGCATATGCTAATCAGAGTCCGAAGTTAGTAAGTAAAATTATTAACAGGCGCAACGCGTAGAGATTGAACCTTTATTTAAAATAAAGAATATAATATCTCCAAGAGGCCCCATCACTTGTTTAGATTTGTCCTTATGGAAGAGATGAAAAGGTACGCTAAGCTGGAATAGAAATGACTATTCGATGAAAATGAGCGAAAGCTCCAGAGGTTAGGATAAAAAGCCTAACGTTAATAACTATCTGAAAACTAGCACGATTGTTACTCGTACTGCTTATATGATCGAACAAGGTATCGATCCTGCAAACATTTTAATGTTTACATTCACTCGTAAAGCAGCACTTGAAATGAAAGAACGTATGATTGCTAAAATTGGTGCGATTGCTAAACCAGTTACAGTTTGCACATATCATTCTTTTAGCTCTATGTTATTAAGAAAATTTTCCTATCTTGTTGGATATGAAAATAATTTCACAGTATGTGATGCGGACGAAAGCGAAAAAATTATTAAAGATATTTGTGGTTCTAACATTAAATTAAAAGACGTTGCGATCACTATGATCGGTCAATGGAAAACACAAGGTTTAACTTATATTGAAGCTAAACAAGATAAAGAAATTCAGGCTAATTTTACATTGGCTGCTGATGTATATGAAAAATATCAACGTAAATTAGAGTCTGAAAATATGATGGACTTCAATGACTTAACTATGTTAGCTGCTCGTATTTTGAATAACTATACAGAAGTACAGCAATACGTTTGGAATAAATATAAATACGTTATAGTCGATGAAGCCCAAGATAGCGCGGTTTCTAACTGGTATTTCATTAATAAGATTGCTGAAGGTAATGAAAACTTATGCATGGTTATGGATAACAATCAAAGTATTTATGCATTCCGTGGTGCTCAAATTGATTTCATCTGTAAACAAATTGTCGATGGTGGTTTCGATCAATATGTGTTAGAACAAAATTATCGTTCTACTAGCAATATTGTTAATGCAAGTAATGCTGTTGTCGATAATAATCCAGCTATTATTAAAAAAGAAGCTTTTAGTAAACAAGATGCTGGTACTAAAATTTACGTTAAACAAGTTAATGATCAAACTGCTGAATCTGAATATGTCGTAAGAAGTATTCATGCTGCTATTAAAGGTGGTCTTAACTATAAAGATATTTGTATTTTAGCTAGAACTAAACGTCAGTTTGAAATTTTTGAAAAAACATTTTTAAAATGTGCAATTCCTTATACCCTAGTAAGTGGTTTACCATTCTGTAATCGTAAAGAAATTAAAGATATTCTAGCTGTATTAAGATTGCTGTTAAATAATAAAGATGAAGAGGCGTTAAAACGTATCATTAATATTCCTAAATGTGGTATTGGCGATGCTTCTTTTAATAAATTAATGTTAGAATGTGGTGAATCTAGCGTTATCGAAAAAGCTAAGAAAAATGTAATGCTATTAAAAGGCAAAGCTAAAAAAGGCGCCGAAACATTCTTGAAAAAATTTGATAAAGTTATTAAATTTGCTCAAGAAAATGTCGAACCAGCATTGATCATCGAATATTATTTAAATGAATTTGATTATAAGAATTATTTAATCGAATCCTATCGCTCTGAAGAAGACAAAGAAAAAAATGACGAAGACAAAACTCAAAACGAAGCTTGGACTCGTCAAAAGAATGTCGATGAATTAATTCGTATTGCAGAAGAATATGATTGTGTAAGTGATCTATTAGAATCGACATTAGGCTTTGACGAAGAGTCTGTCGAAGACGAAGAACGTGATGCCGTGAGTTTAATGACTATTCATGCTTCTAAAGGTCTTGAATTCGACATGGTATTTATCGTTGGCGGTAATGAAGGATTATTTCCTCATCAAAACTCTTTAAACGACATTGCTCAGATTCAAGAAGAACGTCGTTTATGGTACGTAGCTATGACGCGTGCTAAGAGCATCTTAAGTATTTCTTACTTTAATTTGTTCAAACAATTTGGTCAGACCAAGGTCTTAAAAGGTAGTCGCTTCATCGAAGAGATTCCGTCTGAATTTAAAAAAGAAAGTTTAATGGAATCTAAAAAAGTTAAAGTTGAGAATATTGATAATTTATTTTAATTTTAAGCGTAATATATTAGTACGGTTAAGATTTAAATAAAAGGATATTCTCTATGCAATTCTTAAAATTATTATTCGAAACGCTGAAAGAATTTTACACTAAACATAAAATAGTTTGCTGGGTTGTATTAGCAATTATTATTATGATAGTAACTAATTTATTTCAGTATTTTATCGATCAAAAAAAATATGAGGACTTTGATCGTAAACATCATGTAACTAGCTATAGTCTTGAAGATCAAAAGAATATGTCTTATAATGACAAACTTACTTTTGATAACATGCGGAGAGGGCTAATAAATGAAAGAAGCGCTCCAGTCGTTCAAGAAGTAGTTAGAACTCAATATGTATATGGTCAAGAACCTCAAACTGTATTTAAAGAAGTCCAATACGTTGCTCGTGGCGGTGAATCTAATATTATTAGTCAAAAGACACAAGAAGCGATTCGTGGTAAAGCCGACGAAACTAAAATTATCGAAGAAGAAAAGAGTGTCGACGTATATAAGATTAATCACGAGAAAAATTTTAAAGTAAAAGTCGGAGCTACTTATCTAGATGGCAAAGGTTATATGAACTATGGAGTTCAATATAAACGTGTCGAAGGTATTGTTCATACTAAAGATATGAATCCAGGTCATATTAATGGCGGTACAGTAATGTGGACGGCATATCAACGATGATGTGTCAGAAATTAATAAGCCCTAATGAACTATTAAACCAGTATATTAAAGAAACTGGCATGACAACAAAAGAATGGGCTAATATATTAGATGTGCCTTATAGAAAATTAAAATTAATAAGAATCGGCGCAGAGGATGTCGATCTTACATTACTAACAAAATTAAGTATGGCTACTAAAACATCATATCGTATATGGAGCGATTGCTTTTGGGCATATAAAGCTTATGTATACAGTCAAGCAATATTAGATAAATTTCCGACAAAATTTAAGAAAACTATTAATAAGTTAATAGGTTATGAATAGACGGTCTCATTGAGGCCGTCTTTTTTTATTGCAATAAAGGAATAAAAAATGAGAGACTTAATTATCATGCGTGGCTGTCCGGGTTGTGGTAAAAGTACAGCTATCGAAGAATCTGGTCTTAAACATTATGTATTAAGTCCAGACGATATTCGATTAATGTTACGTGCCCCAGAAGTAAATGAAGACGGAGAATATCGTATTAGTCAACAAGATAATGCGTTAGTATTTGAGATGTTGGATACGATACTCGTTAATCGTATGAAAAACGGTTCGCCAACGATTATCGATGCAACACATTGTAGTTCTGGCAAATGGCATACTAAACAAATTAATCGATATCGTGATTTAGCTAAGCAATATAAATATCGATTGTTTTACTGGGAACCAGAACGAGAAAATATTGAAACATATGTCGAACGAAATAAATATCGTGACGAACTAAATCGAGTCCCTGAAAACGTGATTCGTAATATGTATCATAATTGGGAAACGATTAATTTACCTAAAGATTTTACTAAGCTAGATAAATTAAGGTTTCGTGATGACTTTAATAATTTGATAAAAGATACAGCCACTACATACGATCAAGTAATTGTTGTTGGCGATATTCATGGCTGCAACACAGCATTACAAGAATTAATTAGTAAATACGATATCAAAAACGAAAAGAATTTGTATATCTTTGTTGGCGATTATTTTGATCGCGGTATCGAAAATTTAGAAGTATTAGATACTTTATTTGATGTTGCCGAACAAAAAAATGTTGTTTTACTGGAAGGCAATCATGAAGCTCATTGGGCCGACTTGGCATTCGATCGAGATGAAGATCGTGACGACAACGGTATGATTCGTTTTAAAGAAACAACATTAAAACAATGGCAAACAAAATATACGAGTGAAAAAGATCTTAAGAAACAATTAAGAATTTTATATCGTAGAATGTTGCCGGCTTATTTCTTTAGATATGGTCATCAAGATTATATCGTAACGCATGCTGGTTTAGGTTGTTTACCAAAACAAAATATGGCCGCATGGCAATATATTAATGGTCATGGTGGCTATGAATTCGAAGTATCTCAAGCTTATGAATCTCTGGCTAATTTTGACGGATATCCAATTCAAGTATTCGGTCATCGTCGAGCATTAACGACAAAGCATTCAATTGCTTTAGAAGGTCAAGTCGAATTTGGTGGATTTTTAAAATATCTTGTAATTAATAAAGATGGTCATGAAGTCTATCAAATTAAAAACGAAGTATATAACAAAGATTATTTAAAGACTGAAAATGAATTATCTAAATATTTTAAAGGTACTTATATTGCAACATTAGACGAAGAAGTAAATGCAATTGCTAATAGTCGTCATATTATTGCTAAAAAATTACCTGATAATTTAATGAGCTTAAACTTTAATAAAAGTACATTTTATCATGCTATATGGAATGATTTAACAGTAAAAGCTCGAGGTTTGTTTGTTGATCAAACTACGGGAGCTGTTAAGGCGAGGAGTTATAATAAGTTCTTTAACTTTGGCGAACGTGGCGACGAACAAGAAGAATTTGATAATTTAGTGTATCCTGTTCATATTTCTCGGAAAGAAAATGGATTCTTAGGCATTATTTCTTGGAATGAAGAACATCAAAAAATTATTTTTGCAAGTAAATCTACAACGCAAGGTAATTTTGCTCCGATGATTAGAGACGTATGGGATCGATGTTTAGAACATAATCGTAATTTGATTATTAATCTATGTAAGAAATATAATGCGAGTGCCGTATTCGAAGTATGTCATCCTAGTGATAATACACATATGGTCGATTACGAAGGTAAAAAACATTTATTCTTATTAGATTTTATCCCGAATCAGTTACATTTTAACGGTGTTAATATCGATATTGAATTTTCCGATAAGCTTTGTAAAGAATTCATCAATAATTATAAACCTGAAAAAGATAGCCTTATGGCTTT